ATCTACTCATTCCCAACTGTTTACGTTCCAACCTCTCTTATTCTCCTTTGGCTGCTTTAGAGCTTTATGTTAATAAATATAACTCTATGTTTGATGGGGCGCATCTCTATGTTTTGCGGTATGGAAAACTATGTTTTTCCATGTATATCAGCATATTACAAAGTAATAACCGTTTTCTGGAAACGTATTCAGTATTCAGTTATTCAGTTTTTTTCGCTGTTGTTACCATTCTCTGTATATATAGTATATTATATATATATATATATATATAATATAAAATAATTACTTACAATTTATAACCACAGAAAGGGTAACTATCGCGAAAAAAACTGAATAACTGAATACTGAATACCCTCTTAGGCACCATACGTCCTTTCCCTTCGGCCGTTGAGTGCGAGTAAATGGTCCAGACAGTTGTTTATAAAAAAATACAGCCGCAAGTAATTAAACTTGCGGCTGTAAATAACAACCATGACTCTTCACAGAGTCTCCTAAAAAAACTAAAACTGAGTGATTCCGTTGGGGTCTCACCGAAAAATATCTTACTGTCTAACTAGCAGTCACTTACTTTACGACTGCAAAGATAATGATAACTTTTTTATAACACAAATTTTTTGGTAATTTTCTTTGATATTTATACGGTTTTAAAATAAGAAAAGCGTTATAAGTAATTTGGTATCAGATAGTTATAAGCTTTCTTTAGGTTTTGTTGGTTAAAGAGTGTATAAATGCTTGGATATGTGTACATGAAGTTGTAATTTTGCACTCGTCAATGTGACGATTGATGTTGAGAACTTCGATATATAAACCTGCTTCAATAGGTTCAATATATACAATCACGAAATCCCTAGGTCGGCGTCACACGACTTGGGGATTTTTATTTTCCCCGAGTTTTTGGCAAAACATACGAGGTTTCATCAGTATCGTCCTCTTTGGTTTACCTGCCGATATATAAAACGACCCTAACTTAGAAAGATATATCCCTCTAGTCCTGCTCTGAGCGACCAACCTCAACAGGCAACGCACGAACCGAAAGGTTTCCACTGGGACGAAGAAGGCTTGCGGAATGGCTTTTCTATTTCTAGGTAAGATTTTGATATTTGGTACTCTTTGAGTAGGTAAATATATAATTATATAAAACCAAATTTCAAGTCGGTCAATCCTCGCTCCCTAGTGGTGTGCGGAAAAGGTTGGGGTGTACCCTTAAATGAAAGTCGAACTAAAAAGATAGCTTATGAACAAGAAATTGAGATTGCTGGTGACTGCAAAGTGTCACAACAAGTGTCCTATGTGCTGTAACAACCAGTTCGATATTGAGAAGATTCCGGTTGTTGACAGATTAGACTATGATGAGATTAGTATCACTGGTGGAGAACCTCTTCTGCCGGATTGCAACGGAAAGACAATGTGGCTTGCTCACGGAATCAGAAACGTATTCCGTACGCTCGGAATCCCAGCACCAAGACTTTTCCTCTATACGGCATGGGTTGATTACCGAACACTCCGCAATCGCAGCTATGACTTCGACGGAATCTGTCTCACGCTCCACAGCAAGCCCGATGTGGTAAAGTTCGTTGAAATGAACGATGTGATGCTCAGACATAAGAAATACAGATGGAACGACAAGGGTTTCAATCCTGACTGCTCTCTCCGTCTCAACCTCTTCGCAGACATGAAGGCTCTTCTGCCTAAGGACATCGACCTTTCACTATGGAAGGTGAAGGAAATGGAGTGGATAAAGGATTGTCCGGTACCCGAAGGAGAGGATTTCAGACGTATAGCCAAGTTGTTTTAGGTTATGTTCAAGGTATTCATTATAATCGCCCTTTTAGTAATCATATTGCAACTGGACGAGATAAAAGATAAATTATAGGCTTATGAAGAAAATTAAATGGAAAGCTGTAGCGTTTGTGAGCTGGGTGCTCATGTCGTTCCTTGTGGTAGATGCTTGCTTTGAAGCAATGAATAAGGCTAATACAATAGTGAACCTTATGGGTGTTTTTGGTATTAACCTTTGGATATTGATTTCAATTGCGACAAATTGTTTAACGTTCAAAAATAAGAAAGACAATGAAAAGAAAGATTAATCAGTTGTGTTTGTTTATGCTGCTCGGTTCAGCATTGTTTTCAACTACCTCTTGTAGTGAGCGTGTAGATGCTGGCTCTGAGGGTATCTTGGTCAACCTCTATGGTTCTGAGAAGGGTGTGGATGATGTGAGTCTTGTCACTGGTCGTGTGTGGTACAATCCTTTCACTGAGGAGGTGTACGAGTACCCTACCTATGTTCAGACTATCGACTATCCTGCATTCACCATCAACGCCAAGGATGGCTCGGAGTTCACCGTGGATCCTACCGTTTCTCTGAAAATGGTAGATGGCAATGCGCCAAAGGTGTTCAAGAAATACCGCAAGGGGTTGAATGATATTGTGAATGGTACTCTATTCAACTATGTGAAGGATGCCTTCCGCATTCAGCTGAACAAATACACAACCGACCAAATCGTCAGCAATCGTGATTTGGTGGAGAAAGCCATCGAAGCTCAGCTTAGCAAGGCTCTATCCAAGGAACACTTCCATCTAGAGCAGCTTACTTCCGGCTTGAAATACCCAAGCTCGATAGTTGAAGCTGTCAATCAGAAAAACAAAGCCATTCAGGAAGCACAGCGAGCGCTCAACGAGGTTGCTGTGAAGAAAGCAGAAGCAGAGAAGATGCTTGTGCAGGCAAAGGCTGAGCGTGAAGCGAATGAGTTGAAGACTGCTTCCCTTACTCCTGCTATCTTGCAGAAAATGTGGATTGAGAAGTGGGATGGCAAGTTGCCGGTATATGGCAATGTTCCTCAGATGATGATGGTAAAGTAAACTAATTGCCCTCTCTTCGGAGGGGGCTTTTAAATTATAGCGTATGAAAGAAGAAGATTTAAAGAAAGCTATTGAGTTGAAGAATAAACTTGATAGAAAAAGAGAATTTTTGCAGTTTGCAAATAGCAATCATGTGGATTTAAGAGTTAACCTTGAAGAAAGGTGCGACCACGGACGTATTCTTAACATAGATTTCCTTCTCGGTAATGATGTTATCAAAGGACTGAGAGCGATGGTTATCGCCAGCACAGAGAAGAGTATTAATGACTTACTGGAAGAATTAGAAAAGTTGTAGGCTTATGGGAAGTTTTATAAAAGAGCGTCTTATATTTGCATACTGCTGGACGCATACGACAGGTAGATGTAAGAATTGTACTTGTTGCTACACCTTCAGTAAATGTAAGAATTTCGTAGATTTGCGTTCGAAGATATTCCGCTACAGACATTATCACAAGACAAAAGCGAAATATCCAACTACGCTTGCTGAGTTCAGAAAAAGAGTTATCCGTTAAAATTTATAGCTTATGGAAGTCGAAAGATATTATTATGCAGTAGCGTCCTTCATGCGCAAGGATGGCTCAATTAGTGTTAGTTCGGTTACGAATAGTGTCAGAGGGGATGAAGAAAATATCAAGTTCTATCCTCTCATGGGTGTTATCAATAAAGTTGAAGAGCATTTTGGGGATGAAGCTGTTAGTGGAACAGTAGTCGTACAGAGCGTTATTGAGATTAGTAAACAAGACTATGATGCTTTTAATGAACGCATCGCTAAGATAAAAGAGGGTTAGCGTATGGAAGAAGTCAATGAAGAGCTTGGAGCATACAACAGTTACAAGCGACACATGAGAGTGTTTGGAAAGAGCAAGGAAATCTTGCCTTTCGAAGAGTGGAAAAAGAAATTTAAAAAGTAGTATTATGGCAATAGTAAACGTAGATTTATCTGAGTACGATGCAATACGCAAGCGTAACTCAGAACTGGAAGAGCAAGTAAAGGAACTCAAGAAATTGAATGAATCCTTGAAAGGCGGCTCAAAGGTTATTCTTCGTAAGGAGATCACTTTGCTTTTTAATAAACCTCGCACATTGTGGGATGACGATGAGGATGACGAGCCTAAAAGAAAAACCATCGAATCATCCGAGTCTTATATTAACTTCGAGGACGTTCGCTTGAAGGTTGAGCAGGCTATGCAAGATGAGGTTAATCGTAGCATTCATGATAGGAATATGGAAAAACAAGCCTATGCCGAAAAGAAGAATAAGCTTGACAACGAGTACAACGGAAGGAAGGCAGAACTCAAGAAGGTGTATGAACAGAAGGAAAGGGACTTGGAAGAGAAGTACGCCCGTATGGTCGGTGACTTTGAAACCGAGAAAAATCGTGTTTTCAAAAAGCTTCCGAATATTGCTTCTATGGCTACTGACTTGCGTGATGAGTTGACTAAGATTCGCTTCTTCAAGCCAAAGCTAGCCATAAAGCTAGCGAATGACATTATTAGGTATTCAAGCAAGTGGCACTAGAGTATGGACAGACATCAAAAATTATAAAGTTATGATTACACAAGAGACTTACGAAGCATTGAAGGATGCTAGAAAGAAACTCAAAAACCGGAAGGGTGATATAAAGAAGATTCTTTTCGAGGGGGAAGCAGAAGACCTTTACGACCTCCTCGATACCACCATCCGAGAGTTTGAGGGTGAGAACGAAATGACCAACGTTCCTGATCGTATCTTCCTCATCATAGGAGAAGACGTACCCGACGGTTCAGACTTTGAAGAGTTGGACGAGGTAGCATGGTGCAAGGAGCGGTTATCATACAAGGATATTGAATACGTAAGAAAGGAGGTGAAGAATGAGAAGAATGACTAGTATTAGAAAATACAAGAAGTGGTGGAAGTCCTTCATGAAAAGAGGATGGTATGATGTTCGATTCCCCAAAAGACTCAAAACTATACGTCAGTCCAATAGGTTTCGTATTTACATTTGGCATAGCCGTGATACAAGTATGTATCTCACTCTAACAATATTCACCAAGTCAAGAAGAAAGCGAGGTAAGCATGAAGGTTAGGTTAGCTAAGAAACAAATGAAGAAGGCTCGTCCTTATTGGGAGAGCCAAGGTTATAAGTTCAAGCGCAAGGCTAAGATAATCCGATATTCCGTAAAGTCTTTGCTTGGTGATTATAGCACTAAATGGATATACTACTGCTTTGTGAATATGAATGGACGAATACAAAATTACTTTCCTATCCGAATGGAATCAAAAAGAAAGCGAGGTAAGTATGAGAAGAAGATTCTTTAGAGATTTTAAGGTTCGCATTCCTCGCAAGCTGAAGAAGGCTGCTAGGTATGGTATTGAAAGACGTATATATCCAACGACAGAAGAGAAGGAAACTGCCTTTGGTCATTCATTTATCTATAACGAAAGGGTTGAGTATGTAATAGTAGGAAGGCATACTAAATGGAAAGCAAGGGCACGTTTTGCTGTCATTAAAGAAGATAAGAGACGCCTTGCTTATATGTGGCATAGACAATACGACCGAATGATAACATGGTAACGAAAAAGCAGAGCCTAGTGCCCTGCTTTTTTCGTATCAGTAGGTATCATCCGACAACGCTCTTTCTATCATCCGGAATCACGCCACCGTTCTTCTCCAGGAGCATGTCACGAAGTTCCTTGACTACACCTTCCTTCACCAACAGCTTAACCTTGGTCTCTGCCAGTTCCTTCAACAAGGCTTCGTCTGTAGGTTTGTCTTCCTTAAACATTGAACCTTCACCATTCAGAAGCCAGTCATACGAAATATCCATGAATGTGGATTTTATGTGCAAGATAAATTCTAATGTAGGGTCCTTTGTACCGTTAAGATAGTTGTTTACAGTAGTATATTTCATATCTATCTTTGCAGCAAAGGCTCTACTACTCAGACCGTTATATCTTCTTATTTCATTTATTCTGTTAACTATATCCTTCATATTGCATAAATGTTTAAATGTTTGAATATTATTTAAGTAAATATAAATAAATATACCCAAGCTTGCATATTTCTGCAAAACTTTGTATCTTTGCACTCGTGATTTGGTCAACGAATCTTCGTTTTCCTATCATTGAGTAGTTTACGTGTGCAAAGATAATAAAAAAGTATGGATAAAATAGTTTTTAAGCCGAAAATTTTGATAAGAAAATCAAAAATAGGCAAAATAGCAAAAACGGTTGGCTGCTGCGATGCGGCAGTCTATGCTGCAATAGCATTCAAAACTAACAGTAAGTTGGCGGTTGATATCCGTGATGTCGCAACCAACCGATATGGGGGAATCCTCGTAAAGAAGTACCCCGAACTGGTAGAAGAGCAATGATGACAGCCGTTAGGCTTTTAGATAAAAATTCTAAGCGTTGTTTGTTTTCCTTCACTCTGCGTGAGCAGGGTGGAGGTTTTGAAAGAGTGGGTTCAAAGCATAATATATATATAATTTTATTTCATTCTTAAAAAATGTATTTTAGTTATTACGTTTTTCACTCTGGTTCGTGAGAATAGGAGTGATCTTGGCGCCTTAGCTCAGTGGTAGAGCGCTACAACAAAGGTTGCAGAGGTCGGCGGTTCGATTCCGCTTGGCGCCTCCATAGTTTTGAAATATTGTTATTATATTAAATCCGAATGAAACGGTGACAAAAGAGCGGTAAAGACCAGTGGCGAAATATAGTTGTTTGCGTTGATACTTTTCAGGCGCCACGAACCATAAGGAAATGTTGCGGTCGAGCATTCTACCAACACCTTCATTTTTAATATGTAACAGTTTCTCAGACAATCCCATTGCCAGTGTTTGTGGGCATTTGTTCTTTGACATATTGGAAAAAGTTGAATATATTTGAGTTCTTATGTTAGAAATGCAACAAGCTTTAATGATGTTGATTAGCCATAATTGATATATAAAACAGATTCGAGTTGCATTTCTCGGACGGTGAGCATGGCTCTTAAATTCATGGTAGCGCATGATGCCGTATATTGCAGAATAGCTCAGTTGGTTAGAGCAAGCACGTAACAGATGTGTAAATCCTTAACATATTCTTATCAAACCGTGCAACTAGTCGTGGGTTCGAGTCCCACTTCTGCAACTCTATTATCAGATAGTTTATTCAACAATTTGTTTTTGTCCAGTTGCAGCGGCAACATAATGGGCGGAAATATGAGTTAATAACTCTACTCCCTGCTCGTCCGTGAGGATAGGCGGGATTTAATCTTAACTTCAAAAACAATAGCGTATGCTGAAATTATTCTCAACACGGTCCTATCAAGATCGGGTGAACGAAATATACAAAGAACTTGCGCATAATCCGTGGTGTCCCATCCGGCACTTCGAACTGTGCCTAAGAAAAATAAATATGCTCAACTCTCGAATCAAGAATCTCTCAGCAGATATGGGAAGAGAGGAAGGCGAGTATGATACATTATAATATTATAAGGTATGGTTCTGAAAAGAAAAACTCCCCTAAAAAGGACTCCAATAAAGAAAACTCCTTGGGATAAAGCTAAGGAGAAACAGGAAAGGAAGAAGGCGAAAGCCGGACTTAGCAAGCCAGCACTCATCAAGAAGCTCGATAGGTGGTTTTCTCTCTATATACGACTTCGTGATGTAAACGATGAAGGTGTGTTTCAGTGCCCAACTTGCAGGCGTATCTTACCTTTCTCTAAAGGCGATGCAAGCCACTATTGGGGACGTATTCACATGGCAACGAGATTTGATCCGGACAACGTGACAATCGAATGTCAATATGATAACAGATTCAACAGCTCTCATCTGATATACTTGGGTAAGTATCTAGAAAAGAAACTTGGCTCAAAGAAGATGGAACTGCTAGAATGGAAACATCGCCAAGCCAAGAACTGGTCTCTGTTCGAGCTGCAAGAGCTTATAGAGTTCTACAGGAAGGAAGTTGAACGACTAAAAAAAGAGAAGCATTATGACGAATGGGCTAAGAGTCTGTAAAATTTGCGGTGAAGCTAAGCCGATAACAGATTTTTATGGTAAAATATATACTTGCAAAAGATGTGTTTGCCGTAAGAATAATCAGAAAGTAGTGAGCCGGAATTTGGAGAAGCAACCAGACCTGCAGGGTGAGGTCTGGATGGATGTTGTTGGCTTTGAAGGTTTGTATAAGGTTAGCAATATTGGGCGTGTTCGTTCAAGCAGAAGTGGTACGATTATGATTCCTCATCCTCTTAAAGATGGCTATTTGAGAATTCGTTTAAGAAAAGAAGGAAAAGACTTTTCTTTCTTAGTTCATCGTCTTGTTGCTATGGCATTCATTCCTAACCACAACAACTACGATACGATAAATCACAAGGATTTCAATACGCAGAATAATTGTGTAGCCAATTTGGAGTGGTGTACTCAAAAGTACAATAACAAGTATAGTCGTGATGCTGGTCATTATCATTATTCGGAAAAGGCAAGGGAAGCAGCAAAGCGGAATAGAAAAATTTCTGATGAGTTAGCGGTAAAAATCTTTGAGGACTATAAGAAAGGTATGAAGCAAGCTGATTTAGCATCAAAGTATGATGTAACAAGAGCCTTTGTTTGTAGATTGGTACATGGTAGGTGCAGAACCGAGTACACCAACCAATCCTTAGAGAAAGACTTAAAGATAAAGTTTTCTGATGATGAAATAATATCAATGAATGAGTCTTTCAAGAAAGGTATTTCTTTAAAGAGTATAGCCGAAAGGTTCAACACATCAAGTACTTATGTCGGTTCTCTTGTGTTCGGAAGAACCGAACGTTCTAGAAAACTTATTGAAAAGGCTTTAATGACAACACCTAAAGTAGAAAAGCCAATCCCGCAGAAAGAACTTTATAAGGATGAAATACTAAGATTGCATTCTGAAGGGATGAGCCTTCGGAAAATCAGATTAGTTTTAGGAATTAAAGGACACAGTGTTGTGGCAGAAGTAATAAAAGAATTTAAAGATAAAAATAATGAGTAAATTAGGCACAAGAATTAATGTGGATGCAGAACTTAACTGCTTCCCGACAAAAGCGCATCCTACAGATGCAGCTTATGATCTTTTTGTTAGGCAGAGTGTTGAGGTCTATCCTCACAGCCGTTTCTTTGTTCCGCTTGGTTTCAGAATACAGCTTCCTTCCAACATGAAGATGTTGATTCAGCCACGAAGCGGACAGTCGGGCAAGGGAATGCTACTGGAAGTATATTTCCCGAAATGGCTAGGGCATGATTACTTAGGCAAGGTAAGAGAAAACCTTGATGTAATTCTCGGTTTGATTGATTGCGGTTATGGTAAAGAAGTCCAATCAATCGTCAAGTCGGGCAGATGGAAATTGAAGCACCGCATCATGCGACTGCTTGGCTTCAAGTTCTATATTGCTTCTGGCTCACGCATCTGCCAAGGCGCTTTCACTTATGTCCACGACACTAACCTGGAAGCAGGACCAGTCAACGGAACTCGCAGCGGTCTAGGCTCTACCGATTAGCTTATGGACGAGCAGTATATCATCGGTAAAATCGGAGAAATGATGCCCGATGAACACCACAAGCCCAGCGGAGTGCTTTATACAAGGTTGAAGCTGGCAATACAGCAGGACGTGTCTTCTATTCTTTCCCGTCTGTTCAAGGCAGGAAAGATAAAGTACAACAGAACGCTAAATGATATTTTAATAAACATAAACGACAATGAGCAACAAGAACATCAGACAGAATCACTTCAACCGAATCAAGAAGGAACTTGATGAAGTTGATAAGGCAGGAGATAACTCCAAGCACTTCCGGTGCATTGTCTTGATGGGTGACAGAAACGTGCAGAAGGCTTACTCCTTCCTTCATGCGTCACCCGAAGACCTGAAAAACCTTATCTTGAACGCCATGCGCAACAGTGACCAGTTCACTTATGCAACCGCAATGGCATTCGAGCAGTATGATAAGGAGTTAAGAGAAAAAGAAACTTTAAAAGAAAATAAAGATGAAGAAAATCCAGTTCAAGAAGCTTAGACTTCTCAACTTTTGCGGAATTCGCAATGCGGAATATGAGTTCTGTGAAGACATCACCGTCATATCGGGCAAAAACGGATTAGGAAAGAGTACGATAGTCAACGCTATCATGTATGCGCTCTTCGGCAAGGACATCAGCGGCAATTCGCTCGACATCAAGACATTCGACAAGGACCACAACATCATCAAGGAGATTCCTCATGAGGTGGAGCTTACGGTTAGAGTCTACTACACTGGCACGGAGCCAGCAGGGCAGGGCAATATTGTCTTGAAGCGTACACTCACGGATTCATGGAAGGGCGACGAGTGCAGAAACACCTTCAAGTATTATGTGAATGATGAAGTTGTTACTGCTGGCGAGTATAAGAAAACGGTGGATACTATCTGTCCGGAAGACGTTTTCCGTCTCTGCTCATCAACAAAGGATTTCGTTTACCGCACATGGCAGGAGCAGCGAAATAAGTTGCAGGCACTTGTAGGCGATATTACCACCGAGGATATTACGGAAGGCAACAGCAAATATGATTTTGTTGTTGAAGCCTTAAAGAAGCAGGATATTGACAAGCTGGTCCACCACATCAAGTACAAGCGAAAAGAGGTGCAGGAGCAGTTGGATGCCGTGCCTATCCGATTGGAAGAGCTGAATAAGTCACTGCCCGAAGCGCAGGACTGGGAAGCCCTATCAACCGAGAAGGCTCAGCTCAACGAAAAGCTGGTGGACCTTGCCAACAATATTCAAGACATTCGTACTGGTGGAGCTGACAAGGTAAGACTTGATGGAATCCGTAAGAAGATAGAATTTGCTGAGAAGCGCAAGCACTATATGGAGCAGTGCGCCATGAATCTTGCCACCGAGCAGGCTACCAAGCATCAGAGTGATGTGATCACATCGGACGTTGCCGTCAAGAAGGCTCAGAGCACAGTGGACGAGCTGAAACAGAAGATGAGCGGTTACAGCGAGACCGATATACACGCCAAGCAGCAGAAGGAAGAATGCGAGAAGAAGGCAGATGAAATCAACGACAAGATAGATGAAGCTACAAAACGCTCATGGGTTTGGAACGCAGAAGATGGCATCTGTCCTCATTGCGGTCAGGCTCTCCCTGCAGAAGACGTTGAGAGAATCAAGCACGAATCTGAGAAGCACTTCAATGACAGAAAGGCTGACGATTTGAAGGCTCTTGACGAAGACTTCACCAAGCTTCAGCACACCTACACTGAGTTGAAGAATCTGCTGGAGAAGACCGACGAGGAGCGCAAGATAACTACCAACCAGTTAGTGGAAGCTCACAAGGTTCTCAAAGAAGCCGAATATCACAAGCTGGAGGTTGATGCTGAGGTTCCGGATACCTACGAGCAGATTCTTGCCAAGAAAGAAGAATATCAGCAGGTCGTGAAGGAACTGACCGGTTTAGAGGCAGAACTCAACAAACCATCCGAGACCAGCATGGTAGAAACCGTCAATATGCTAGCCGAACTCGAAAAGGAGCGTGAGCCTATCGGAATCAGATACAATGAGGTGTTGGAACTCCTTGCAACAAAGGAAACGTTTGACCGTATCAGCACCCGCATTGAGGATATAAACAAGGATAAGGAGACTTATCAGACCCAGCTTGACGAACTCGATGAGGAACTTGACATTACAAACGAATACAATCAGAAATCTTGTCAGCTGCTCGAAGACCGGGTAAACGGACATTTCGCTTATGTGAAGTGGAGTCTGTTCAGGACTACGCTTGATGGAGAGAAGAAGCCGTTCTGTGAGTGCTACCATGTTGGTGTACCTTACAGCCGACTCAACAACGCTGCAAAGGTGAATGCTGGAATCGACATCGCCTACACCTTCGCAAGATACAATGAAATCTCAGTTCCAATGCTGCTCGATGAATGCGAGAGCGTGAACAGACCACTGTATCATGGCGGTCAGCAGATCCGGTTGAACGTGACAACAGACGCTGAGTTGAAGTTTGAATATCCATCCCTTGCGGTTATGGAATAATACTTTAGTAAATAATGTGTAATACTTTAGTAAATAAAAAATAATTTTACAATCATGGCAGAAACAGCAGTAGCAAAGCAGCCTTCACAGAAGGCGCTGGCAGTAAAGAACTTTCAGGCGGTAATGAACAACAGTTATTACCAGACCTTGTTGCAGAATACGTTGAAGGAGAATAAGGGCACTTTCACCACAAGCTTGATGGAGCTTGCCACATCGGACGAAAGTCTTCTCCAGTGCAACCCGAATGCTTTGATGGCAGAAGCCCTAAAAGCAGCATCCCTGCATCTTCCGCTCAACAAGCAGTTGGGACAGTGTTATATCCTGCCTTTCAAGAATCATGGAGTATTGACTCCTACGCTGGTAGTGGGTACCAAGGGTTATCTCCAGTTGGCAATGCGAACCGGTAAGTACGAGACCATCAACTCTGATGTGGTGTACGAGGGCGAGCTGAAAGGCTATGACAAGGTGACCGGTAATCTCGACTTGTCGGGTATTCGCACATCAAATGTTCCAATCGGATACTTCGCATACATGAAGATGAAGAACGGATTTTCCAAGCTTCTCTACATGTCGCTCGATGAAGTTTGCCTTTACGCCAAGCAGTATAGCCCTACCGTCAAGTTTAAGGACGGTGTTACATCGGAAACCTTGAAGAATTTGGCATTAAAGCAGGCTGCATCGGGAGTAAGCGATGGAGTGGGCTGGTATTCCAACTTCGAGAGTATGGCGCTGAAGACCGTGCTGAGAAGACTTCTCTCAAAATGGGGCGAGCTTTCCATCGAGAATAACGATATCCTCAACATTGACGAAGCCCCTTCTGACGAGCAGCAGCGAGACGAGGAGTTTGCCGAGGATAAGAAGGTAATCGTGGTTGATGCTGAGACTGGAGAGATTAATCAGCCGGCAGGAGACAACACCCAGGCCGCTGCGTCTACTGAAGCAGCCGCACCAGCATCATCACGTCGTAAGTTGAGCTAATGGAAGAGGAGTGGAGGGCAATTAAAGATTATCCTCACTATGCGGTAAGCAACATGGGAAGAGTGAAAGTGCTATCCCATGTTGTTTATTACAAGGATGGAAGAGTTAGACATAATAGCGAAAGTATTAAAACTTTAACTCGTAAAGATGGGTATTTGATGGTTAGGTTGTTTAATAGACAAGGTTCAAAGGGTACTTTAATAAAAGTACATAGGTTGGTTGCGCAAGCATTCATACCAAATCCTCAAAACAAACCATTTATAGACCACATAAATACCATCCGTGATGATAATAGAATAGAAAATCTAAGATGGGTTACTTCGCATGAAAATAACATGAATGAAATATCTAGGCAGCATCAGCATGAGAGTCGAAAAAAACTGCTAGAAGAGCGTCCAGAACTAAGAGATAAATTAACAGAAATATCTAGAAATAGATTTAAGGACGAGAATTTTAGAAAAAAGTTCTATAAAATAATGTCTAGCAAAGAGGTATATGACAAAAGAATTGCTTCTAATAAAACCAAGAAAGCAGTAGAACACCTTGATGCACAAGGTAATCTTTTGGGAACTTATGTTTCAACAGGAGACGCTGCTAGAAAGGTTGGATTATCACAACCTGCTATTTGGTGCTATATTCATGGTAAGCATAAAACAAAAGATAAAACTATTTGGAGATATAAAGATGAAATTAATAATAGTTAACAGTGGGAGTTATGGCAATTCGTATGCCCTTCAATCAGATTCGGGAGAAATCCTGCTGATTGAAGCAGGCATACCCTTGAAAGAGGTGAAAAAGGCTATCGGGTACAAGACGAGCAAAGTGGTAGGGTGCATTATAAGCCACGTTCATGGCGATCATGCCAAGTACATTCCCGAATATCTGAGGGCAGGAATAAGCGTATCATCAAACGATGAAGTAGTAAAGAAATATTTAGGTGTTGATACGATGTATGAGAACATCACTTTCCGTTTTGGAAAGTTTGGTGTAACTCCATTCGAGGTGAAGCACGATGCAAAAAACTTCGGGTATCTGATTTATGAACCATCCTATGGTACCATCTTCTTCGCCACGGATTGCTACAATCTGAATTTTGTTATCCAAGGTTGCCAAGTCTATCTTGCAGAATGCAACTATTCTGATGCAATCCTAGACAAGGCAGTAGCAGAAGGCTTAACTCCTAAAAGACAAGCGGACCGCATCCGGTTATCCCACATGAGCATGGAGCACGCCATTTCTTGGCTGCATGACTGTGACGTAGAGCACTGTGCCCGTAAAATCATTCTCATCCACGGTTCTGCCCGCCACCTCATCCCGAATGCAGCAATAAGTAAATTCCAGCAAGTTCTAGGCGTTCCAACCTATTACGCCAAGGCAGGACTTGTAGTAAATCTAACGTAATTATAAGAATAAATATGAGCGTATACAATCTCAACAATCCAAACGACTATCTGCGTTTCTTCAAGGACATTGAAAGATACAAGGACAACAAGCAGGTTATCGAAGTAAAGAAGTTCCATCCTCAGCAATCTGACAAACAAGCACGATACATTCACTTCATGATCAGCTATTGGGCATGGAAGAATGGGGAAACCTTCTATGATACTTTGCATAAGATTCAGCTGCATATAGCCCCAGTACCTTTCTATACTGGAGAAAAAGACAAGCAGGGCAACGATGTCTTCAAGCCGCTTTCTTCCCTTACTACAGCAGAAGCAAGCAGCGTTATCCGCAACTTTCTCGACTTTGCTGGCATGAACGGAACACCTATTCCGGAAATTGACGACAAGGTTGGCTTGGCTTATTGCAAGAAGGAACTGGAAAGTGCAGATGGTTGGGTATAATTAATTTAAACTTGAAAGCTTATGAAAACATTTAAGGAAATAATCAAAGCGGCGAAAGAATATTCTGACCAAGAACCGCTGCAAGATGCTTTCCGAGAAGGTGCACGTTATGCTGTTACTGGAAAGTATTACAAGCCTTCCGAACTGTTCAACAACAAAGCCGAAGTGGAAACGGTAGATTTGGAGATTGAAGAGGAGCAAAAACAGGTTTTGGCCCTCGAACCACCTTTTGAAGAATGGTGGATTGCTTACAACAAAAAGCGAGGGCGTAAGAAAGCTGAGGCTAAGTGGAATAAGTTAAGCCTTGACGATAAGGTGGCTTGTATGAAAGCTACTCCTATTTACGTAGCCTCCACTCCCGACCCAGTATACAGAAAAGACCCACTCACTTATCTCAATGGCGAGTGCTGGAATGACGAAATAATCCAAAAGCAGAACAATGAGCAACAACGAGCTATCAACCTCACAGCCAAGGCAGCAAGAATCCTTGGTTCCGATTATTAAGGATAAGCCGGGTTACGTTCGCCCAGTCTCCTACACAGATGCTATCACAAAGAGTAAAGCCACCTTGCTTGACATTCAGAAGCAGGGTGGGCTACGCTCTCTGGTCGGATGGGTCAAGGGCAGACTGATAGAACTCTTCACCTTCCTTGGAGTCTTCGACATCGTTACTGAGTTCCAGATACAGATGCTTGCCACAAGAATCTGTGTAAAGTATCACTATTGGACCACAACAGAACTTGACTACGCTTTCGTTCAGTTCATGGAAGGTAAGTTCGGTAAGCTCTATCAGCACAAACATGATGAGGGCAATACTACAATCAATCCGCAAGAGATACTGGTTGCCCTCGACTCTTACGAAAAGGAGCTGCTTGTAGAGCGTGGTAGGGTGGAGGACGAACTAAAGAAGCAGGAAGAAGCCCGAAAAGCAGCCGAAGATGCAAAGAAGCCCCTCGGTGTGGAAGGCTTCAAGGCTTATTGCGCCAAGAATTGCTTGGACCCTGCAACTCATCGTATAGCATCGGTCAACATGAAGGAGCATGACATCAATCAGATTCTCTACAAGACCGAGGCAGAAAGGGAAATAGCGGAAAGAAAGTTCTACCGGCAAGATAGACAATAGTAATTCATCTAAAAACGAAGAAATCATGAATGCAAATAACATCACAGTTATCACGCTGGCAGTCTTGTGGCTGGCAGCAATAGCAGTCGTAGTCTACGACCGCATCAAGTATAATAAATATTATTCAAGCCAAGGTAAGCTGATCGTCCTTCGCTTCAACGACTCTACCGCAAGAAAGGTATTGGAAGAGCAAGGTTTTAATCTATGCCAGTGCGCCTACTTCAATACAAACCGTTATCTCTTCACCACCGAAGGTGACCGTATCTGCGGTTTCACGGAAGAATGCACTCATCTTATCGAGGATGCTCTCAAGCATCATCAGAAAGTGATAGAGTGTGATAATGTCGGCATGTTTATCAGCGAAGTTAAGAAACTCCAGCAGGAGTATGGAATTAACGAGGAGGGATAATTATGGAAATCATAGGCAAAAAGATAACTATTAATATTCCTATAGGAATGGAGATAGATGTTGAGAAAAGCGACTTGAAGGCTGGCGTTATAATGTTCAAAAAGAAATTAATCAATTATAACGATGTGTGGTCTACCCTATTAGCGAAAGATTGTTGTTCTGAAGTGACTCTTTTCATAAAGAGTCAGAATAAGCTAGATGCAATAAACAAGCTTATGAACATCGCTAGTTATTATAACGGTGATTGGAAGCCAGACTGGGGTAATGTAGGAGAAAAGAAATACTTTATCGTAAAGCCTTACAGACCCGGACGTTTGTTAGTGGATTCTAGATTAGAAGCAGATTATGGCTGCGTCTATTTTCGAAACGAAGAAGATGCACAAGCTGTAATTGATAATCCAAATTTCAGAAGTATTCTTGATGAAATCTTTAAGAATTAATGAGGAGGTAAGCAATGGAAACATTTGTATTTGATGTCATGCTCAACGGAAGATTCATCTGTACTCTCAAATACGAGTACAGTCCACTCTTCCCAGTGGATTTTGAAGATTTAGAGAAGTTCGTCCTCCAAAAGAGACCTACTTTGAAAGGTAAGGATTTTAGAATAGCGTTTTGATTATGAGAGAGCTTAAAGTTGGAGAAAGAGTTACGATTGAAGCCGTAGAGTCCTTTGGGGATAGTGACCAATGTAAAGGTTGCTGTTTTGAAGAACAATTAGGTTGCTATGAAGCTAGATGGTTTCTAGGTCAATGCTGCGGTAAAAACCGTTCAGACGGAAAAGATATAATCTTTAAAGAAGTAAAGGAAAGCGTATGGATAAGTTAGAATACATTCCAGGAGATTTGGTGATGGTAAAGGAGTCAGCACTTCAATTTGCTAAAGATAAAATATTCAAAGTAATATCTTCATTGAGTGGTGGCTTTCTTAAGGTAGTCATGTTAAACGATAGTAGTACAACATACTCTATTAGTAATAATGCTATTCGTCCGATTCCTCTCACTCCAGAGATTCTAGAGAAGAATGGGTGGAGAAAAGAAGAAGAGAATTACTTTAATGATAGCTATCATATATTTTTAGAAAACGAATATGAGAGATATTCTGCTTTTAAAGTTGTACATAATAATGTAGTATGGCTAAGAGACGTAAGAAGTGTATCTAATTTACAACACCTTCTCTTCGGTCTAGGACTTAACTCAGAAATGGAGGTGTAGGTATGGCATTAGAAGTAGTAGTTTTAGATAAGGATGAATATAAGGCACTTATTGATAATCAAGCTGACGAAGATGAATTAGAGTATTTGAAAGCTTGCCAATATGCTTTAGAATCCTTTAATACAGTCAGAGGCTTATGCCCTAAGTGTAAAAAATCCGTTATAATTGACGGGTGGGTTTGTCCTTGTTGTGGATATGACTCAAGTGGTGAAGAATTATATAAATATGGTGATTAATCGCCTTCGGGCATAAATAGATAGTAATATGAATATAGACAAATTAGAAAGAGCCAATATTTTAGCTAAGGATTTGATTCCTAAAGCAGATAATCTTTTAAGTATGCATAGATTAACTGATGAAAGAGTTGGAGAATATCTTAATGCATTAATGAAAGGGGATAAAGAGTTTTATACCAAATTCATGCAACTTGTTAATGATACAAAACAAAGATTGCAGAAAGAGTTTGATGAGCTTTAGTAACTAACCGCCCTTATAGGGCATAAATATAAGCAATATGAAAAAGATTATTTTGGCAGCCTTAGTCGTTGCAAGTTTGTTCGCTTCTTGCTCTAGCGAGAAGACTTTTAAAAAGAAAGATGGTTCTACGATTACAGCAAAGCCTTATGGCTGGGCTAGTAAGGAAAACAAAGTAGAAGGTGTTAACTACGAATTGAATGCTCCAGATGTTGTAGCATCTATCATCTTCGCCCCATCTGTTATCGCTCCAGTTTTGCTGACAGCTTACGATGTATGGGAGCCAGTATCATATACTGAGCCATCTAAGTAATAACCACCCTCTCCTTGGCAACAGGGAGATGGTAAAAAGAAGAGAATATGGCAGATATTATTTATTTTGGAACGAATGGGTGTTCCGGGCATTCTCCTATTGGCATTGATAAAACGCTGACTGGGGACGAATATAAGATATGGTGTGAGTGCGACAATGATGCTTGGATAAATAATATCCGAAAGAATCCTGGTCGCCATCTCATCAAACATCACGGAGAGGTTTATACAAATTATGGTGTTCCGTTTTCTGTAGATGACGATAGACGTGGTAGTCATACTGAACTATTTTGGAAAGGCATTCATTCGGAAGAAGAAATTATCAACTTGATAAAGAATGATCCATTCTTATCAAAGCAGTTTAAATTAAATAATGATAAGTAAAGTTAAATGCAATATGGCACAAGAAGGATGGATATGCCCAAGATGTGGAAAGGTAAACGCACCTTGGGTAATGCAATGTTCCTGTAATAGGAACACTCAAATATTACCTAAAGTCGGTGCTCCTTACTATGAAGGAGATCAAGCAACGTGTAAAACAAAGGAGGATAAGCAATGAGCAAAGTTAAGGAAGCATTGGGTAGCGCAAATATGAAGAAGTGTGAATACAGAGTAAGACCTGTCTTTATCAAACCAGATGAGGATATGGCATCCAAACTTACGGAAGTCCTCAATGAGGAAAGTGGTTGTGGTTGGCAGTTGGTACAATGGAATTTGATTCCTACAACTATGCTGATGACTTCATTGACAACGCCTTGCTTTGGAACTATAATGATTCTTGCAACTTTAAAGAAAGAAAAAGGATATGAAGATTAGACAAGCAAAGAAGATAATGAAGGCAGACACTTATGCTGATTATCCAAGCAAACACTCTTCTCCCTATTGGAAAGCGAAGTTTAAGGAAGCTTATAACGAGTATGGTTGTGTTACGTTCTGTGAAGATTCGAGCAAGTGTAAATACCGTAACAAGTTCGACCATCGTATCAAAAAGGCTATTAGTTTAACAATATAAGTAGTTATGAACAAAACAAAATTACATTCATCATTACTCTTCCTAATGCTTAAACTGGAAGAGGCAAAGAGCAACCCAATGCAAGACAAGAACTTTGTTGCTGCATTGACGGAAGTGCTCAGATATTTCCGTGATAACGGAGAGTTGAAGAAAGCCTATGAGCTTCAAAAGGATTCATTGGCAGACTTGGCAAATAGTTCTTGGACGAAAGCACTAAAGGACTATGCTTCCTCCAAAAATCATGAAGACGGAGTTGATGCAAAGTTTCCTGATATAGATGAGCTTATTAAGGAATTAGCATCTGATGAGTTCGTCGAAAAGAAAATCAAGGATATTCTTGGCGATTAACCTACAATCCCCACCCAGCTATCACAGCCGAGTGGGGATTTTTTCGTCAAAGACAATTAACATAATAAATTTAAACCCTATGAAAAACTAAAAAAGTAAAATTATATCAACTTATCTATGTATTCGTCCAAATCCTTTTCGTACCAAATCAGTTCGGTCCATCCTTTGCGCTTCTGTCCTTTTGGAAGTCTTCCTTCCTTGACCAACCGGTCAAATGTAGCCCTGGAAACACGGACATAACTGCAAGCTTCAGCTTTACTGATCGGTTCATCCTTATTGGCGATTTCGTGCAAGAACTTCAACATCATATTGTTCTGAAGCTTACTGGTCAAGCATCTTCCACTCTGAATGCGCTCATGAAATTCCATCAGGAGCGAATCAATCATTTTGAGTTCTTCACTAATCTCAGCCATACGCTAGCACTTTTTATTATGATACCAAAAGGCAAATCCAATTCCGACAACAACCACTAAGAAGAGAAAGGCAATATAGCACCTTCCTAGCGTCATGAGCCTCTGCTCGCTCTTGGTAAGCGTCCGCTCACATGGCACAGGAACCTCAATAGAATCATGCCTAAAGATAGTATCAAGCTTCACCTTATATATATTATGGTAGCGGTCCCGATAAGCAACCTTGCTAATCATAACCGTATCACCCTTCTGATAGACAAACACCGAATCCTTTAAGTATACGCTGTCCGTCTTGGCAACAGTGTCGGTTCTCACAATGTATTCCGTGTGATATTCGGGAACCTTGATGTATTCCTTCGTCTTGCAGCCAGTAAAGGCTAGCAGGATAATACCAACAACCAAGGCTATACACGCCCATTTCCAAAACCTAATATCATACCATTTCATGCGCATAACTCCTTTTTCCAAATTCTTAGCCATCTGTTTCGGTCTTCCAGTCCGTTTGTTCCACCGTTCACTCTTCTGGTGATCGCCTCAAAGGCATCCTTGTCGGCAAGAGCATTCAGTTTATGCTTCATCCACCACCACATACCACTCTTGATAGCACCAATCGGCTGTTCCAGCAATTCCGGATTCTCCATGATGTCGCCCTTGCAATATCCTGACTTCTGATAAGCCTTGTAGTTGGCTCTGCCAGTAAGGTGCAGCAAGCCGCGACCCTTGTATTTCTCACCGTCTCCAGCCTGAGTATTGCCAAGCATCTTGCCGAGTCTACCCTGCTCATACTTCTTGAAATACTTGGAATTGCCCTTCTCTTTTAGGAATTTCAGACCGCCAGTTTCGTGACAGCATTGTGCCATAAAGTGTGCTGCTCTAAGAGGAGTATTGATTTCAAAGACATTAAGATAGATGTTGATATAATGTAGGAGAATGTCAATCTTATCAACATTTCCTACAGCATTCACCATTTGTTTTCTAGTTATCTTCATCCTTTTGCCTCCTTCTCCTTTTCCAGTTCCTTCATAATCTCAGCAAAAGCCCTAGCCAAGTCTTCCTTATTCTCAAGGAGAATGCTTACCGTCTTCTCCTGCTTCCGTATCTCAGCCTTCTGCCAGCTCTTTTCCCTCACGCTCACGAACTCACAGAACACGCAATAGCCAACCCAAATCATGGAGAAAATCGGGAAGGGGAGAACCGTACAGGCTATCAGGTCTATGCAGACCGTCACCATGAAAGGAGAGAAGTACTTCCTTGCCTTGTCGCAAGTCTTCTTGAATCCTGTACTTGTCGTAGCCAGTCCGTTCTCTTTCGCTTTCTTGATGCCGAAGAACAGGTCCACGCCCATAGAAATGATAAGAGCACCCATACAGATGGCAATGATTAATGCCGACCTATACAGGTGCTCTTGCAAGAATGTATGAATTATTTCAGCCATATATCATTTATTTTTGATTAATGGCTACAAAGTTACTGGTCTTCCCAATACGTTTTGCGGTGTTCCAAACTAGCTATTCATGTACCACCAGATTTTATCAGTAGGGTGGTTTGTAGACTCATCGCAAAGGAAACTGACAGACAGTTCAGAAATCCTTTTCCTTGTTGTTTCCTTGCTTTTGGACCATTTGCCCACCACGTCAATGTGGTCAGCGTACATCTTATTCATCGTCACTGCAAAATCCCAAAAGTTGTAGTCGGGAATGTCCCAAGCCAAGCGATCGTACTCCTTCTTCAGCTCTTCAAAGTCAAAGTAAGGCGCATACTCCTTGTGTACATCACTGTCAAAGTAGTAGATGTTCGCAATGCAGGCTCTTCCTGAGTGCTCATCGAAGTGATGTCTTCTCTCCATCCAGTACAGGAGATTACGTTGAACGATTTGCTCTTCTTCCTCTGTGAATCCGCATTCATCGTTTTGTAGCATGCGGAATGCAGATTTTGCTACGTGATAGAGCGATTTTGATAAATCCATAAGCGTATAGCATTAAAGTGAATATAATGAACACATGGTGCATTTCCAGTTGCTCTGGAGTGATGAGCCAGTGCTGATAATACAATCTGATGGCATTGATGCCCAAGAAATAGAAGAACGGAATGCGATATATCCAGCAGTATCTGAAAAAGAAACTCACGGGAATCATGGATAAAGGCATATAGATATACGCCAGCACGTAAATCCAGATGATGCAGTTTCCGTTGAAATCGGTATCTACAACTGTTGGTCTAGGGATAGTGCCCATAGTCCCATACGCCGTACCAGTGACCTAGCATCAATGGAATGGGTGCCCACTTTGCTAGAAGTTCATAGAACCTCCAAATCTTCCTACTCAATAAGCCTTCCATAACTAAGGCTTTCTCCTCTTCCGAGAGAGGTGTTTCCTGTTTTGTTCTCATTTTGTTATGATTTTATGGTTTAATCTTACTTTTTGCTAACTTTTTCTGAGATTTGCATCTCATTTTGTTGCAAAATTAAGCTTTTTCTTTCGTAATGCCATGAAAATCGGTCTAATATTAAACTTATTTAAATCTTTATACGCTTATTTGGTTAGAATCTAAATAAATTGTATATTTGCACCATCTTAACTAGCGTGTTTATGACGAAGACAAATTTTGAACTGATTGAAAGACAGAGGGATGACCTGATGAAGGCGTATCGTGCTATAGCCCCTACCTGCCATTCGCAGCAGGAAGCATACGAGAAGGTGGTGAAGTCGCCAGCTCCGAGATATTATATATCTCCCAAGCAGGCATACAGAAAGCTCGAAAAAATGGTTGTTGGCGATTTCTCAACCGTTGACAACATGAAGCCCAACAAGAGGAGAATGTATTACTCCTTGTATGATAAGCTGATGGAAATGTCACAGAAAAAAGAGTTCCTTGGGAAATCGCTCTGGTTCATCTGCCAGTTCTTGGTGAGTGAGCCAGCACCGGAATTCTTCATCAAGCCAAAGAATATGATGTTCATCTTCAATTATTGCAAAAGATATGGAAAGAGTTATAGGGAAATGGACCTTCGTAAGAAGAAACTTTCTGATCAAGCTGATTCTTAGTCTTGTCTGCTTGGCTCTATGTACGCAGCACATCGGGTTCTATTATGGTTGCCCGATAGAGAATCACTTCGTCTACAGCTTCTTCCATGTCAACTTATTCCATCTGCTCATCAATCTGATGGTGCTTTGGAGTATAAAGAATAAGATAGATGTAACCCTTTCGTTCGTGGCAGCAGTAGCAGCCAGCTTCCTGCCCATGTTCGTTACAGAGCCGACAATGGGGTTGTCGGGGTTTCTCTTTTCCGCACTTGGCATCATGTGGGGAAAGACCGGTAGGTGGAAAGAGGCTGCCAGGAAGGCAATGCCGTTCATTCTCTTTACCATGCTGTTGAACGATGTCAACGGAACTTTGCATCTATATTGCTTCTGGTTAGGATATTCTATAGGATTTCTTCGTAAAATGTTTCATAGGTTTAGTTATTAACTGCAAAGGCGACTGATCATCACGAGTAGCCGCCTTCTTTTATGTTATCAACTTATGGAAGAAGAATTTTATCTTATTTTGTCTTCTCTTCTGTTCTGTACTTCAACGATGCTTCCTGCAAAGGAATCTGTTGCCTTGAAGTTCGTCAACGTATATTTGAACGTGAAGTATTTCCAAGGCTTGCCACCGAGCGAAATCAATTTGCACCAGTGCTTGCAGTCGTTGCTTCCGTAAATCTCCATGGCAATCTTTCCGTTATCGGAATCAAACAGATGCTTCACTGCTCTGAGTGATTTCAAGTTCATGCTACCGCCCAGCTTCAATGGTCGGGTAGTGAAGGAGCCTCTGTAGCTGTCCGTATCATCGTTGATGTCTGGCTTAGCCATGAGCGAATATACATTTCCGTCGATGTCTTGAATCAGGTTGTCGGGATAATCATTCACTACAGCCTGTGCCTCTATACCGCTATTCACCATCGAGAAGGTCTTATCCACCATACTATATATATATTGGTATGATTTCCCCTTGCTGAATATTCTCAATATAGAATCTCTGTAATCGTAGGCGATAAGGCATCCTTTCAAGAAATCTAGGAACTTTCCTTCCCCGAAGGTTGCAAAGTTTCTCGGCACTCTTCCTCTCATCTGTTCGCTCATGCAGGCTACGCTTCCACCGCTTGCAGCCATCAGTCCCTTCTTTGCAGCAAAGAACACAAGTCTGTCCGTTGGCACCAGTGGCGAATCCTCGTTACATACCTCTCTTGATATTGGATAGGCTCTACTATAGAGACCTTCCGAGTTAACCGACAAGCCGTAAATTCCTTCGTTCGTAAATACCATCAATGGATATTGACCAAACTGTCCTTGGCTTACCGCCTCCGTATTGGCAATAATTCCGAGTATCTTTCCTGTTCCTACCGTATTGTCTCCCGATGCCTCAAATACAAATGGGTTGTTGACTACAGAAGTAAAAATCTGAGAGTTCAAATTCTCTTTATCGTTTACGCTTGTTACAATCTTTAGTAATTCGCTTTCACTGATTTCTGCAAACTCCTGTGGCTTATTTGGTGGAAGTACAGGAAATGTATAAGCACCATTTAATCTAGGATGAGCCTTTAAATTAATTCTGATATATTTGCCTGCTGAGTAAAAAATAACCTCCGTAGCATTCGGGTCTGGATAAAACAGCCAGCCTTGCAGAAAATCTTCATCGGCAGTGGCACTGGTTTCAACCCATGTATCACATTTATCTGAAACGATGTGCGTAAACATAAGAAATGCGTCATCTTTAGACCTATCTTTTCCTACAAATTTGGCGAAACCTGCAAAAGGTGTTCGTGTTGCTCCAATAAGATTCAGTCTGCCATTGTAATTGTAAATGGATTCGGCACTCAAAGAAGCCCATCCGTAGTAATCATCTACATTCAGCTGCTCTTGCTCTTGAAGATTTTCCAAGGTTCCTTCACTAATAAACGCCGGTTCTCCTCCCTGACCGGTAACTGTATAACGAAAACCATATCCACCCATAAAGCCTGAGTTGATTGGAACGGTGAACAATTTGTAAAAAACTGTTTTTGCGAATAATTCGGATATAACCTGCTCATCACTCTTGTATTTTGGTAAAAGTTCGTCATGTACCGCTCTGGTATATGGGGCTTTAGTTGTATCTGTGCTTGTCGAGCCATCCACGTCGTAATTCAATAGTTTTTCTTCGTAAGTTTTATAACCGAAATTAGCATAAGCGTATTTCTTATGCAAGCCATTCGGACTTTCAAAATGCCAACCTTTATCTATATAGAATGGTACTACTTGGTCTGACGCAAAAACTACAATCTCCTTGATGATATCGCTCCAGTCGCTGGATATTGATTCAAATCTGAATAGCAGTTCCCTGTATTCTATAAAGTAGAACATGCTTTGTACACTTCCCATCTGATGGTAATCGGAATAGGTGTTATGTGTCTTTTCAAAAAAAGCAGAACTGAACATGCAGTTTTTATTTACTGTAGGATAACATATTATAGGCGTGGTTATTCTGCAGAATGAACCATCAAACATCCGGAAAGCACATCTTAGAAAGAATGGAAAAGCAAACATATTCTTGCTCTTTGCCCAGTTTATTGCTTGTGCTACATGTCCTTGGATGGTTTCTTGAAACTCTTTCTCGTATTTTGAGTCTGCTGATACCTTTACGTTGAACATCGTATATGATTTGGTTTCGCTGCCATCGGGTTTTACGCCGCCTGCCTGAATGAACGTGTGGTTTAACGGGTTAAAATAGCTCTCTCCTTGTTTTGTCTCAACAGCATTTTCGGCATTACATAATGTTCTTCCGCTTTCTTCCTGTGTGTAGTTGCCTGTTGGCCGTTCAAATGTAAAGTCGTAGTCTAAACGAGGAAGCTCTTTACCCAAATTTTTATATTTGTTTCCTTTGAATAGTAAATAGTGAAGTCCTTCGCTGGTGGCGCAAACCAAAGTGTTACCTATACTTTTCACGTCATAAACGGTGCCAACATTGAAACTTATCGTTACTCCATCGGGTGGGCTTACGATATTTCCACTATCATCTTTGGCATACCAGTATATATTCGTCGTACCATCATAAGCAATGATGTTCTCGTAATCTGCCATCTTGTGAACGTACATGATCTTCTGCCCCGCAATCTCACCAATCTTGACAGGATTCTGAATAGGTTTCATTTCCCCATCACGAAAGATAAAGCCGTCAGACTCCAGTAATTCTGAATCGTCTGAAAGCAAGTCACTCGGCACATTCGTCATTCCCTTACCAAAACTCAAAGTCTTTCTTTCCAAGTTTCTCTCCATAGCTCTATTGTTTATATTTTTGCAGCAGTATGTACACCGTCACCGCCGCTTCTTGTTTTTTCTTTCTTCTTCCATTGAGGCTTCTCCATGTCGTTGGCACTCACCCAAAGACCGATTGCCGTACTCATCAGTACATCATCATGATTACCGTTGCCCACGATGTTGCCGAGACTTCCATCATCATGTCGCTCATAGATTCTCAGCTCATGATACATTTCCTTGTCTGGCTCATCCCAGAGCATATCATCCACAAACTGCTCCAGGTTGTCAATTATCCATCCCTTTGTAAGCTTGTTGGTTTGGAAACCGTACTTTGCTAGCACATCATCGGTCACGTCTTCCGGGCTGGTAGTACGCTGATAAAGATTATCGTAGTAGTCGGCAATCTCGTTCAGGATGCTTCCGAAGTGGTCACCTTCCGTATTGTTGTTTTTCTCTCTATCTGCCGTATTACTCTCAATCACCAGCAGGGCATCATCATAGTAATGGGCTAGGGCAGCAGCCATCCATGCCAGCTTGTCGTGTCTTACATGACCTCTGTATCTAGCTACTACCTTCGGTTTGCCCTTGACGGTCGGAATCATTCCGAATCGGTCTATCACCGTCATGACGGTATAGTCAGAAGTGGTACTCTTACCGCCAATATCCACACTCACCAAGTATCTGTTCTCTACCTGCAGAACGTTAGGAACAGCCCAAATCTTCAAGTCTCCGTCACTATCAGTTCTGATGCTCACCTTCGATTTCTCAATGGTTGAGTCATTCTTGTTTCCATCAACGATGATGTCTGCCGTATAGAGCGGTTCACGCTTGTACTTCTTCTGCAAATCATCAATACTGTACGGATTGAATACCAAGTTACCTGAGTTTCTGAAAGCATCCTCTTCGTCCACTGGCGCCTCTGTAGCACAGAAGGAATGGGTGGTAAACTTGTTGCGGAAGTTTCTGTACCACTCAATGGCTTGGAAGCAAGCACCTTTTTCCCACATTCGCCAGAAGAACTTTCCTGTCTCTCGGTAGCCCTTCGGGTTGCTACTCTTGTCTCTGTTTTCCAGCAGCCATCTTGCAAAGGCTCGTTCGTTCTTCACCTCTTCCATATCATGCTCAATAAAGAAGCAAGGAATGAACAGGAAGGAATAGGCATCGTTGTTCTTCGGGTCCATCGCCAACTGGCATTTCTCATAGAAGAAACCAGAGTTACCTTTGCCGGTACTCTCGAATACCTCTAGGTTATCCTCTTGGTTTCTGATACCACCCGATATTGACGAAATTACGCCCTCAGGATCATGCTCTGGAGTCTTCTTCCAATAAGCCACCTCCGAATAGTGGGCACAGTGGAAGTTGCTACCTCGCACGGAATCGAAGTTCTCGAAAGAAGCCACGGTCAGTGTACTTCTTCGGATTGCCCTCATTCCGTCTGTAACTTGGAAATCGTCTGGTGAGTTCTCGTAAGGAGAGAATTGAAGCTTCGCTCCAGGTCTGCCAATCGTCCATCCCGGTTGGTTCTCCAAAGCCTTTCGATACATAGCCTTGATTTTCTTTGCCGTATTCTTCTGCTGGGCTAGTACGATAGCATTCCAACCGTCCTTTCTGAAATCCTGCAACCATTTGATGTAAAGCTGGGTGAGGGTAGAACCGCCCCATTGTCGGGCTTTTAGGATGACTACTCGGATAGCCCTGCCGCTGGTTCTCAAATCCTCAAATATCTTCAAGAGTTTTCGCTGAGGATAGTTCAGCTTGAAAGGTATCATGTCACCGCTTACCTTATCCTCAATCTTGTCTGTAGCATAAAGGGCAAATTCAGGGTCTTCCCTGAACCTAACCTTCATGATTTCGAAGGTGAGTACCATTTTAAGCTGTCTGGTGTAATAGCTTTTCTCTTCATACTGCTTGCCCCATACCTTGATGATGTATTCCTTCATGCTGCCAAGCTGTTTCAGTCCCCTATACAATAAGGTACGCATACATTCTTTGGGAACCCACATCTTCGGAATCATGAAGTCGGGAAGTTCCAGCAGTTCACGATGCTCAAAATCATAACACCCTTCGCCAGTCCAAGGGTCGTAGGTGCCATAAATCTCATCGTATCGCCTTTTGTTCTCGGCAACGAGTTCATCAATATCTACTTCTCTAACTAATGCCATCGCCCAACTCCTTTATTTCTTCAAAATCCGCATCCATTATCTGCGGAACTTGCGTAACGTCCAAGGCATTGTTGTCTGTCTTGGTCTGCGCCAGTGCTGCCAGCTGCTTGAAGTCTTCGTCCAGTCCATGCGTCACGCTTACCTCGCTCTGTTTAGGGATCATGTGCTTGGTCAGGTCCTTGTAGATGGTGACGTATGTCTTCGGGTCGTATTCTGCCAGCTGGTCCATGCACTCTTCAAACTTCTCCTGGTTCCTAGCCAAGAAATCTCTGATATATTCTTTCTGCGCACTCTTCCTTGCCGGAAGAATGGTCTTGGCTTTTTCCTTCTTCTCCTTCTGAAATTCCCTTACCGATTTAAACTCGTCATATTCCAAATCTTCCATAAGCCTTCCTTTCCTTTTTATCCAAATGGTTTCAGTGTATGAATCATTCCACCTGGCTTGCTGGCATTGGCTGCTTCTAGAATCTCCAGCTCGTCGTCTTCCAGCTGTGTAGCCTTGTCAACGGTCAGCGGGTCTTTACTTGTCAATGTCAGCAGGAAGTATTCATGCAGTGCACCTGTTGATATATAATGATGTATTGCCTGCACCAGTTCGTCCAGTCTTGCATCGTCCCAGTAATCTGGCATTCTCAGCCACATTTCCTTCTCATCCCATTCCTTCAAGGCATTGTCTCTTACCACGCCTTGCGGTTTCATGATGTAGGCAGAAAGTAGACCTTCTACCTTTTTCAGGTATTTGTCGAACCATCTATAGAAAAGTGGTCTTTCCTGCGTGTTCTCACTTGTCGGAACGGTATTCGCTATGTTCGGGTCGCTCTCCTGTCTTACTCTGCCCATCATGTGGGTTGTTGCATCTATATCATACCAAAGTTGGTTGGAATAGATAAAGATGTGCTTGTCAAAATACACATGGGCAGGACGTGGAGGTTTCGGAAGGAAAGGATTTGGCTCAGGCTTCCATCCTTTCTCTCTGATGTGATGTGTAGGGTGTAATGAATTGAACTCCATGTTATACCTCCTTTGCTATGGTTACTTCTATTTCCAGTCTCAGTTTGTCGCTGTGCCGTGAGAATAATGTCACGTAAGCCACTCCGGTGTTCAGCGGTCTCATCCAGAAGGTATGAGGCTCCTGCGTTCTGTGAACTTCCAAGATACAAGGGTCGCTGCTTCTTGCCTCAATATCATCAATAGCCCCATCGTCAATAGAGTAGGATAGGGTCACTTCATCGTTCTCTACTGCTATTGTAACGCCACCGTCCGTGTCGCTTCCGTCAACCTTGGCGGTCAATGTGGAAGAATAAGGAACCTTCGGCACCAGCGGACCACTCATCACGAAGCACTTTCTGATGGCTATCTCATCTGATGCAAGTGTAGCTTGGTATGGCTCCGCTTGTTTCAGGTTTGTTGTTTTCAGCCACCACTGGTATATCATGTAGTCCTCCACGTATCTTGCTGACAGCCTTGCCAGTGCATCGGTCAGCGTTCCGTTATAACGTCTTGATACTGATAGGGTGAACTCCACTATATCATCCGTTTTGCTTCCATAGTAGATGGCGTTGTCGCCAATAGTTTGAGGCGTTGGCACAAGATAGTCTACGAATATGGTCTTCAATACTTCCAATGCTGTATCAAAGTCGTGGGTCAGCGTTCTTTCGTGAACCTCATCGTCGCCGGCAGCCTCGTTAAAGCTTATTTTCGCTGCTTTTTCGTCTGCCGCAGTATCTATCTTTGCTTTCAGGTAGGTTGTCGACTTTACTGCCTCCATCACTACCGATTTGATAATTTGAAATTTTATGATCATAACTTATCCTTTTTAGTCAATTATTATTTCGCCTGTCATGTCTGTCAGACTTGTGTTGCTGCTTGCCGGTGGGGTCTTGTGAAAAACCAGCTTGATGGCGGCATTCAGATGATTGGTCATGTCGCTCTCATACTTCTTTGCCAGCTCCGGATAATTCATTCCCAGTACGGCGTTTGCCACGTAAGCCACAACATAGCCTATCAGATTCCCTTCGAATGGAACCGTTACGCTCGTCTCTGTTCCTGCCCAGCGGGAGTTGTTAATCTTGAACGTCAGGAAGTCGCCGCTATCATAATAGGTTACCAGCTGTGCCATTTCTCCCACAAAGGTTTCCACGGCGGCATTGATATATTGCTTCATCACGTCCTCTTCCGCACTTGATAGGGTGATTCCAGCAAAGGCAGTGTTCCCTTCCTGGTTCTTCTGCCTTTTGCCCATGATGGCAAGATGCTTCTTTACCGCATTCTTGACATGACTCCAGTCTATCGTTATCTGTAATTCCATACCTTATGCTGCTTGATTGTTATACAAATTCATAGCTTGTGCCACTGCGTTCTGGTCTGCGCCCTGTACCACGCCATTTACTACCTGACCTCCTCCTTGCTGTTGAGCCATCGCCTGTTGCTGCTGATACATCTGTTCCAGTTGTGCCTGCTGTTCCTGCACGCTGGCAAGCAACTTGTCTGCATAAGGCTTGTTTACGTTCTGCAAGTACTGAATCAGGTTGATTGCACCCATCTGCAGCAACTCCTTCAAGTCGTCATTCTGCAAAGTGTTGAAGGCAGCAGATGCAGCTGCATTCTTGATGCTTGTCTTGAAGTGAATGTCTCTTGCCGATAGCCTGTCATAGCTGTAGGTGTTCAGACCGTCCTTGTTGAAAATCTTTCTTCCGTCCTCGTAGAACTGCTGGATAACTGAGCACTTTTTCATTGCCAGCTTCTCCGTAAAAATCTCCATATCGGACAGGATAGTATAGAGCGAAGTGGTTGCGTTCTGACTCTCCTGGGCGTATCTTGCAGCAGATGTACCAGCCGAAGGAGTCTTGCCCTGCAAGGCACCGCTCACGTTGGTTACCTCTCTGATAAGGTTCAGCTCTATCTGCAAGAGTTCGTTCGTTCCGATGTTCACCGCATTCGAAGTGATAATCTCTGGCTTCACGTTCGGCATCGTTCTCTTTGGTGTATAGAATATCCATCCATCGTATTCTATTGCCTCTTCCATGAACTGCTCCGGTGTTCTTCCACCCAGCACGGTTGTAGGAATCATCTTGAATCCCTTGAAGCTGCTTCTGATACTCATGTCGTTCATCACGATGAGGCGGTTGATGTAACGCTGCTGGTCTATCACGTTGGTCATGAAAGGATGAATCTCTCCGTTGATGAACGGATAAAGCTTCATGGTGTATGGGTGACTCTTGAAATCGTATGGAGATTCGCCACGACAGAGGACCGTACCGTCAGGAGCCATGAAGGTATAGTACCAGTATTTATCGGGAAGCTCTTCCGATGTGATGTAGGCACGGTCTTCTTCCGGAACACCGTATCCATCATACTGCTTCTTGCGCTTCTCGTTTTCCAGAATCAGCTTGTTTATCATTGCTGTGTCTTCCAGGTCCACACGAAACCAAGCGTTGTTCATATTCTTGGCAATAGGGTCGAAGCATTGTAGTCTAGGCTTGGTTTCCGTACTCCATACCTCAATCACTCTTACGTAGTGTCTGCCCTTGTTAGTGTAATCGAAGCTGAGATTGTCCAAAGCCTTTTCCTCGTTGAACTCGTAGCCATAACTGCTATCGTCTACATCATGAATGTCAAAAATCCTATTCAGATCATCAACCGTCAGTCCGTATTCCCTTCGGGCAAACTTCTGATACAAGTCTTCCTTGCTTACGTCATGAAGACAGCCTATCAGACAAACGTCATTGTGTCTTGGGTCGCTTCCGCACTCAAAGAACATGTGGTCCGGTTCCATTGCGTCCGTCCAAGCGTCAGGCATTTCCAGTTCCCGGTCTTCCCAGCTTTCCCTTACGAACATCTGACCGCCCTGCAGGTAGTCCTTGATAAGGTGATTCAGCAAATCCTGCATGCCGGTGGTCTGCCAGTTGCATTGCATCGTAGCACTCATCATGTCGCTCAGTTGTCGGGAGTCATTATCTCTTGCAAAGCAGACGGGTTCCGTTCCCTGCTTGGCGTAGAGACCGGCAATAGATTCCAAGATACTTATCATGATGTTGTTGCTCATTGGTGTCTGATTCCGCTTCTGCATATAGGTTTTCTCAGACATTTCTTCCCAATAGCCACGATGATAAACTCTGATGGTGTCGCTCCATTGTTCACCGTTACAGTATCTCATGGTTCTTGCTCTCGTCTCTCTTACACCGCTCAGGTTATTCCAGTCGTTCTTACATCGGGTAAGAAGCTCCCAGTCCTTGCCGTGCTCCTGTCTCCGCTTTCGAGCCTTGACTGAATCATATTTGTTATGCCGAGGCATCACTCTACTAAGTGTTAATAACTTTGCCATATTTCTTTACACATTATTAATTATAGGCGCAAAAATAGGTAAAATCATAGCTTTCTTTGCGGTGTTCCAATCGACTGATATATACTGGTTTGGAACACCGCAAAACTTCTTTGTTTTCTTTGCATTTTTGCCGAAAAGTTTCAAACAGTTATAACTATGACAAAAGAAGAATTAGAAAAAATGAACGCAGAGGATGCTACGCAGCAGGAAGCTCCAGCAGAGCAGGAGACTCCACCTGTTGACGAGCAACCTAATCGTACAGCCTTCTCCAAGCGTTTCTCGCAGCGCCATTCTGACATCGACTTCGAAGACAAGGAAGCTCGTTATGCTGCCATGAATGATGATGCTGACAGACTCGGCGAGTATGAAAAGAACGGTCAGGCATTGAGTAAGATGCTTGACAACAACAAGTGGCTTGGCGCCATGGTTCTTGATGCTACACGCAAGGGTATGCACCCACTTGAGTGGATGGCTTCGCAGGGTATTGACATCAAGGCTGCTCTTGAAGACGAAGAGCTTTCCAAGAAAGTTGCCGATCAGATTGCCAAGTTCCAAGAGAAGGTAGCCGAGCAGGAGAAGCACAGCCAGCAGTTGGATGAAAACCTGAGAAAGTCTTATGAGGCTTTGCTGAAGTTAGGTCTTTCCGATGATGAGGCAAACGACCTTTACGGTAAGGTCTGGGGAGTCATTCAGGATGCCGAGGAAGGCAATATCTCTTCTGAGACATGGAATCTCTTCAAGAATGCCTACAACTACGATTCTGATATTTCTTCCGCACGTGAGGAGGCTGCCATGCAAGCCCGCAATGAGAAGATTCAGAATAAGGTCCGTTCTTCTGCAACAGAGGGCATTCCTCCTTCGCTGTCTAGTTCGGGTGCAGGAAACAAGCCTGCCAGAAAACAGAAACGTGAAAGTTTCTTTGATGATATTAGAAGTAATTAATCCATAAATATAAGTATAAAATGAAGAAAGTAATTAATTATTTTTCTACTCAGTTCATCTGTAAGATGATTCTGATGATTCTTGCAGTAGTTACAGGCGGTGGCGCAATGGCTATGGCAGATCTCGTTGAACCTCAGATTGGTGACGAAGGTCCTAATCCTGCAAGCGATGCAACCGTTAAGGCTACCGAACCAGTAGAGGCAGGCAAGTCTGATCGCCTTAGTCCAGGCGGCAAGAAAGATGGTCAAGACCTTACAGGCTCTCAGGCTTCTTCTACTCAGCTTAAAGAGGGCGGTTTGCTTGATAAGGAATGGGATAAGGAGATTGTTCAGTTCTACCCTTACAAGACACCGCTCCTTTCAATCGTTCGCCGTATGGCTAAGACCGTCACAATCAGTAACTGGTCAATCTCGCACATGCGTGTTGGTGGTGATACTCTTGATGGTCAGGTTACCGTAAAAATCGAAACTGGAGACACCGTTGAGATTAACTCAACTAATTTCTCTGGTTCTATCCGTCCATTCTACAAGGGCACTACCGTTATCGTTCCGGAAGTAGCTGGTTACGCAGAAGGCTCTCAGGAGAAGCGAGAGGGTTATCTGATGCTCTTTGTTATCGAAGCTAACGGCAAGAAGGCTACTCTTCAGGCGGTTAATGGTAAGCCAAAGAATGCAGGTGATACACGCTTGAATCTTGACAATATGACTTGTCCTGAGATTCCTGTTGGCGCCACATTCCTTGCCGCATCTTCTGCTGCATCCGAGTCTCAGCTTACAATTACTCCAGAGAACTATCAGCCACGTGAGAAGGAAGTATATGTTCAGAAGAAGCTTTTGAACATTGTCTTCACAGATGATTACGAGAAGGTTAAGAAGGAGCAGCCTATCACTGTTGCCGACCTTAAAACAGACGCAATCATCAAGTATAATCTGCGTGCAGAGCGTACTTACCTCTTAGGCTGTAAGTCTCGTTTCAAGGTAGAAACGGGTGATGGTCAGATAGAGGACGTTTATACCTCTGAGGGTATCATTAACCAGTTGACAAATACCTACGGTATTGACGACACCTATACATTGGCTGACCTTATCGCAATTTCTAAGCTCCAGTTCACTGAGTTCTCAGAGAACAACCGCTGCTTCGCATTCTGCGGAAAGAATGCTATTGAGCGTTTGGAGAATATCAAGCTAGAGGGTAGCCACCAGAATGACTTCATCAATCATAACGAGTTTGATCTTAACTTCAAACGTTTCAAGGATACATTCGGCTCGCTTGATTTCGTCTGGTGTCAGACTCTCGACCTTATGGGTATGTCCGACTTTATGGTAATCTTTGACCCTAAGGCTTCTCGACGTTACGTAAAGATTGGCAAGAAGGAACAGACCAACGACATGTCTAAGGGTGGTGGCGAAGTTCGTGATGCTAAACGTTGGATTCATCAGGAGGCAGATTCTGTTGCACTTCGTGGCTTCAACTCTATCTTGGTTGGTCCAAAGGATAGAATTGCAAAGATTGCAACTGAATCGCTCAATGCTATCATTTCAATGAATAAACTTCCTGATACTCCTGCAAAGGGCATGAAGGTTGCTCTTACAAAGGACTACGTAAAGAAGGGTACTGATTCTCCTACTGATGATGTTACGTACGAGGCTGGTACTGTATACTATTATACCGGCAGCGCTTGGGCTATCTATACAGGTCAGGATGTAGCTCAGTAACAGGAGTCTCTATCATCCAAATATATATCCACGGGGGCAGAGGTTCAAATGCCCTGCCTCCGTTTTAAAATTAGAAAATATGATTAAGACATATAAAGCAAGAGTAAACAACAACAATATTAGCTATCTGCTTCTTGGTAAGCACGGTAATCAAATGCGATACAATTTTACGAACGGCAATGTGGTAACTAACAAGTATCCATCAATTACGCTTCGTAATCGTTACGCACAGGATTTACTTGAGTCTAGCTTGCTTTTTGCCAACAATACCATTGTTCTCGACCATGAGGAGGAAGAGTACCCTGGCGAGAAGGCTAAACTAGAAGAAGAGAAGAAAGCGGCATTAGAGCCGAAGGTTGAGCCGGGAATCGTTAATGAGCCTGTCAAGAAGGTAGCTCAGCCTCCGATGAACGAAGAGGTCAGAGATATTCGCACAGCAGACGAGGTTATCAATTACGTAAATAATCGTTTTGATAAGGAATGCAAGACCCTTGCTACTGCCATGAAGCATGCTTCTAAGGCTGGTCTTATTTTCCCAGACTTTAACGAGTAACATATATATAATAAGGTGTAATGAGTGTAGAGGAAATCATAAAGGCAGTACGTTGGTGTATAGACGAGGAATCCAACAACACATCGGAAATCACCGATGAGAAGGACGATTTGTATATGGATAACATCATCAAGTCGAAGATTAACGATGCTTTGCATTGGCTTACCATCACGGCATCCTCTTCCGCTGTCTTGGCTGATTCCAAGAAGATTGGCGCTACTACTTCTACCTTGCAGGTTTCTACCTACAATGAGCAACTTGGCATTGGAGTAGTCTCAATGGATGCCGACACAGAGATTATCAATGTCTCTCGCATTCGTGGCAAGGACTGGTTCAAGGCTGTTGTGCCGGTAGAAGATACTTCCGATGAAGCACTCATGATGTTCAATGATACCGCCAAGGGAACCAAAGACTGCCCTCAGGCTACTATCCTTCGGGAAAATCCTATCCGGATTCTCTTGCAGCCAATGGCAGACGAGGCAACCGTTTCCTTTGTTGGCGTTCCAAAGAACATCAATACTGAGTCTTCAACTGATATTGCCGTTCCGGATATGCTGAAAAATGCTTTCATCTACTACATCGCTTACCTGTTGCTCTCTGCATACGATGATACAAAAGCTACTCAGATGTACGCTATCGCCTTGCAGCAGCTGGGAGCACAAACTTCTAAAAGCTAGAATATATGAAGAAGATTCGATTACATAATGACATTCACGTCAGTTGGGGAATCACTACCAACGGCAAGGAGGAATCACTTGAAGCCAAGACCTTACAAGTGCAGCTTGTCGTATATAATAAGGTGATAACCATCCCCGATTTCTCCATCAAGGGAAATGTTATTTCTTTCGAGTTTTCTGGTTCTCAGCAGAAGTATTGTGGAGTCTATACCTTGGTGTGCCGTGATACGACAAACGGTAATCTGAGCACCATTGACAAGACCGAAGCTTTCGAGCTTGTCCCTCATAGCGAGGAAGAGCAGGGTACAGACAACCCTAATGTTGCACTTGAAGTGGTAACTCTCAATACCGACCGTGATTCTTCCACCATCGGTAGGGCTGCTACCATTGAGATTGGTGAAGTGAAGACGCTGAGATCAGGCGCAGCTGCCTATGTTCGCAATTCGGGAACTGCAAATGCTGCTGTTCTTGACTTCGGTATTCCTTCTGGCTCAAACGGTAACGATGGCATGAGCGGATACGGAATCTCAGCCGAGCCAGCTTCTGTTACATTCAATACCGATTCCAAGGGAAATATCTCTTCCAGCCAAGACAAGCTGATTCGAATGAAAGCCTACTTGGGTGGTCAGGAGATTGATGATGTTACGATTGTCGGTCTCAGCACTACCAATTTCGCCAACACCGTATCAGCTGAATCTGATGGAAAATCATTCTATCTCAGGGGAAGCGACCTTCAAACGGTCCATACTACAGATTTGGATGGCAATTCCATCAAGGTTCCTGTCACGCAGGCGCAGGTTGCTGTAGATTGCAAAATCGGTGGAAGTGATTTGGTATACTCTACGATTGTTCGTGTATTCGTGAATACGCAGACCTTCTATACTACCTTGGTGAGCAATCAGAGGATGTTCAAGCAGACGTTCACTGAGTTGAGCAATTCGCTTGACGAGCAGGGTGTGAAGCTTGAAAAGTACTATTCCGAGTTTCAGCAGACAGCAAGAGGCTTGTCGGCAACAATATCATCAAACAAGCAGGACGCAGACGGTTCTATTGAGAATATTACAAATAAGCTTGAAGCCACTTCTAGCTCTCTTTCTTCTACCATTGAGGCAAACAAGAAAGATGCTGACGGAAATATCGAAAAGCTAAAGACTGAGTTCAAGCAGACAACAGACGAAATCACTTCTACGGTAGAGAAGAATAAGACCGATGCAGACGGAAAACTTGAAAAGCTGAGTGCTGCAGTTACTCTGAATGCCAACCAAATTGAGATTGCGAACAGCCGTTTCAATGCGGACGGAACATTGAAGAATAAGTCTGGTCTTATGACTACCGATGATAAGGCTACGCTTGCGACAAGGGAATATGTTGATGGGAAAGTGGTTTCTGAGGCTTATATACGGACGATGATTCAGAACGGTATTTCCACCGCAGAGATTTCTGCTGATCAGATTAATCTATATGGTCATACCATGAGTTTTCAGTCTGGGCAGATTGAGATTTATTCAGATAACTTGAAGCTTGATAGTTCGGGCAATCTGAAAGCATCGGGAGACATCTATGCAAAGACAATTCGTCTCAAAGCCTCTACTTCCAACGACAATATTCTGAGTGGCTCTTTATTGCTGGGTGGTGGAAAATATATCCTCCCTGCTTTGTCTGAGGAAGATGGTTGCGTAAATATCAAACTGTATGCACCGTTGATAACAAGAAGTAGCTTGTCTCCTACGCTGGAATGTATCAGCGGAAATGTGTTCCTGCAGTTGGCTTCTGAAAAAACGGAACTTCCGAAATCGGGTAGCAAAAGCTTGGAATATGGAGCATACGACTTGGTAGGATTCTGCAACAGCGGACAAACTTTTTGGATTATTAAATAATACGATTATGAAGATAATTAGAAATAACCTTATCCCTCCAAAGGGATTCATTGCAATAAACCTCTTCGGAGTGTTGTTTGTCAGAGGGAACAAACCCCTCTCGCAGCAAACGGTAGTTCATGAACAAATCCATACCAAGCAGATGCAGGAAATGTTATATGTCTTCTTCTATCTCTGGTATGTGTTGGAATGGCTCATTCGCCTCTTGGTTATCCGCAACCCTCACAAGGCGTATCGGGCAATCTCTTTCGAGCAGGAAGCACGTGTGTATCAGCAATACCCCGCCTATCCTTATAACAGACCTCATTACAGTTGGACGAAATATCTTACAAAGCAATGGAATACGTAGTTTCAACATACAGCGAAGAGGAACGTGCGTGGATAACTCAGGGGATCACCTTGCAGCGAGACATCTATTTGATGATTAAGCTCAAGCGCCCTGGCAAGCTCATCATCCGTCAGGATATTGGCGATGGCAAAAAGCCAAGAGCACCCATCCGAGCGCACAAGAACATGGATAAGTTCTATCTCAGAATGAGAATTATCCCAGAGAATGTTAAAATTCAAATATTCACTTCATCAGAACCAAAAGAAATAAAATATGCCTACATTTAGACAAGATACTAAGATAGGAACGAAAGTTCCAATGATGAAGACAGATGATTATAATGACCAATCTGTCACAAAAGACAAGATTCGTGACGGCAATATTACTTCCGAGAAGTTGGCTGACGGTGCGGTAAGCACTGACAAGTTGTCTGATGGAGCCATCAAGACTTCAAAAATTGCTTCACGAAGTGTAACAAACGAGAAGATTGCACACAATTCTGTTTCAAGGGCAGAATTGACTCCTGATGTTCGCAATTCTATAGATAAGAAGGCTGATGCCGAGCAAGTAAACAACCTCCTCTATGGTTTAGAGAAGAAAATAGGTGATAGATTTGTTGTAGAAGGCGATGTAACCAATCTCCCAGATGAGGAAGACTTGACTTCTGTAAAGGAATCTGAGCGTGATGTTCTTAAACTGGCAGACAGAAGTTATGCTCCTCGGAATTTCATTGGCAAGGGCTACAAGATTCTTCGAAAGAATATCAAGCCAGTCTCCCTTGCCGTAACAAAAATAGTAGTATCATTAGCCCCAACATCTGACGGTTACATATCTTTCATCATCAATGGTGTAGAAAGCCATGTAGATGTTGTAACATCATCTGATACAACAACGGATAAAGTAGCAGATAAGATAGTCTCAAAACTTACTGAGACAATGACAGAGTATGAAGTATCAAAAGATGCTTCAACGATTACTCTTACCCGAAAATTTGGTGGTGAAGTCTCCACGGCATCGTCTTTTAGTGCAGTCAATACTGGTACATCATGTTCAATTACTGATAGCACAAAGAAAGAGCTTCGAAACATCATAACTCCAATTATGATGAATCAGCCTAATACCATTTATGAGATTCGGTATGACTTTGATATTATGGGGGAAGAGATTAAATTGCCTGATGGCGTTAGTTTATATTATAATGGTGGTAGTATAAAAAATGGAACAATATACCTTTCAAACACGATATTTTTGGGAAAATATGATTTTGACTATTCCAACCCATTTGTAGGAACAGCATACAATTCTAATAATGAAAAAATAAATTTAATAGTAGGACATCCTTACAAAGGTGTAGAATTAGGTGCAACATTATTGTTGTCTGGTGGTGTTGATGGAGAGTATATAAAACCTATTACAAATCTTGAAGTAGCATGTAAACGACTTGGGGTGACGAAGTTTGTCTTACAAGATTGGAAACCTATAGATAGTAGTACAATGTCTTGGACAGACAGAAATCGTTTTGATAAATTTTTTAATGACAAGCAAGGTAACTATAAAGATTTTAATGAATTTTGTTTGTATCTAAAAAAGACAAATGTTACAATTTCCTCTTTTAAAATGACTGCACTTCTTGAATACGTACATGAGTTTACTGACGAGCAAATTAATAGTATTTCAGAATCAATATTTCAGTTTTTCTCAAAGCTTAAAGAAGTAATGGATGCAAATAATTTGACTTGGTTAGAAGATGTAGTTTTGCTAAATGAGGAAAGAATATCTTATATAAATCCCTCTGTATGTTCTTTATTGACTAAAATAACAGAGAAATTACATACTTTGAACGTAAAAACATCTATAGAACTAGATTATTCTGGTGATTTTTTGTTATGCAGCAAATATACTTCAAAGTTACTGACTGCCATAGACAATATTCATTTCAACTATTATTCTGACCGAGATGAATATGATGAAGAAACGGGAGAATTTCCAAAATTACTAGCTTCAGCATTCCTTTCAAATAGTAGAACTGTTGAAATTAGGGAATTTGGATATCATGGTTCTGGTAATGCAACAAATAATGAATACAAAGCCTTTAAAACTATGTTTAAAATATCAACTAAGACAGGAATAAAAACAATATATTTTTGGAATAGTTGGTTTGAAATGGCATATACGAATGAATTGTTAAACGTTTTAAAAACATATTACTAATGATAAAAAATACAAAGATACGTCCAGCTTGGATAAATTTTAAAGACTCGTATGAGAAATTATATGGAAGATATGTAAGAATAGGTACTATTTTTACAGGTAAGCCAATTTTCTTGTCTATTACAATGATAGAAGGTAAAGTTGCCAAAACAAACAAGTACGTTCTTTATTCACCAGAAGAAGAAGCTCAATTTACAATAGCTTATCGTACGATAAATTATAAAATTCAACCAATTCAAAATGAATTTGAAGATACCGATTTCCTTATTTGTGGAGTGGAGAAAGTTGCATCTGCAAATAATAGAGTAATTCAGACCATTGACGTTTATATGAAGATAAACAGTCTTAATTATTATATTGAGGCAGAAAGTTGCTGCTTTGATAATGAAGCAATATTTAATAGTTTTAGTGGAAAAAAAGTATCCACATATACAAAAGATGACCTTCGATATTATGGATATGACCAAAATTTTGTAGAAATTAAGAATCGACCATCAATATATAGTTTACCTTCCACTATAATGAATAAAGGTGTCCCTTATGTTATGTGTCCTAAATCTGCGATTGTTATATCTGATTTGAATAAGGCTGTAAAATTATTCACGTTAAAACTCAATGATTCTGTATATAGTGTATTAAGTTTGATATTTTCTGTTTTTAGAGGATATTATAATTCATATAAAGAAAATATTCTTATAAATATTAATATTGAAAATAGAAATACATGTGATGTAGGTTGCACTCTTCTGTTTTGTAATAACAAAAACTTTAATCTTCTAAATTTATATTATACGTTTAACGACGGTATTTTTACAATGTATGCAAAAGCTAATGAAATTACTAATTGGAATACTGTCACAAGTATTTGTTTTCTTTATCCAAATGATAATTTTGCAAAAGAAGATTCTTTTATAGAAGTTAGTCTCCCTGAAGATGCTAAGAAAATTGATTATAGATTTTTAAATAAAGGTATATCTAGTAAAAGACCATCTAATGTTGAAACTGGTTTTGAATACTTCGACACTACATTAGAAAAACCTATTTGGTGGAATAATTCTTCTTGGGTTGACAAAGATGGGAATCCTGCTGATGCAAAGAAAGAAGGTACAACCGAACAAAGACCATCGGGTGTACAGATAGGTTATATTTTCAAAGACACCTCTTTAGGAAAGTTGATTCTTTGGGATGGTTCCAGTTGGGTAAACATGGACGGAACAGAACTTTCATAAAAGAACTCTAAGTCGCTGAGTTTATAAATAACAAAAAGGCTAGGTAGATTAAGTTTTACCTAGCTTTTTCAATGGAATTCTAAGTACTTTTGCATAGCCTTGTTAAGTAAATTTGTTATAACATTGCGCGCATAAAGAATAATATGTATCTTTGCACCGATTCCAAATATACGGAGATCGGTACATTTTTCTTTTACTAAATAAACGGATAAGGTAAAATATCCGCAGAAAAGCCGTATATTTGCAGCAATTTTTAATTATTATATATTTTAATTTATGGAAGAATTTTATTTAGTTATGGCAATAGTATTGCCAATCTTAAATGCTCTACTGTTTGTGGTAGAGATTGCTTATTACGTAGTCAAGACAGTAAAGGGATAGTCTTGATGTACGCTTTTTACCTCGCTGAGCCACATTATGGGTATGTGGAAAGCAAACATATAACTCGAATGAGCGATAGCTTCCATTCGAGAAGTAAACTCATTTTATAATGGCTGCTTGCACCAATCCACCAAGCAAATAGCAAGCCTCCTCACCATACATATTTATCAAGAACTGTTCGGAAATATGCTGAACCACATGCAGCATTTCGTGGCTGAGGCTGTTCATGTATTCTGCTTTAGAAGTGGCCCAGCTGATTACTACCACCGTTTTTCTTGTATCAACATTGGAATAGGTGATCCCTTTGTTTGGTTCACCTTTGAGCACGAGATTACAGGCATCTTCGAGAGGAATGCCGGCGCATCCCAAATCCCGAAGATACCTTCTTACCTTCATGGCATCCTTAGAATGAACATCGTACATTACGTGTACGGTCCAGTCGTATCTATCTATGTAAATCTCCTGCTCTGTCATATTTTACAAAATGTCTTCCCAAGGAATGCCAATGCCATTGAATGATGTATCTGCATAGAAGCGGTTGAAGATGAAGCCGTCCTGCTGATCCTCATCATCCACGTAGTCCTTGATGAACTGGGCCATTTGTTTTTCCTCCGTGATAGACGAACCGTAAAAATCAGCCAGACACATGTGTGCGATGTAAACCGCATCATAGCCCACATTATTCTCCAGCACGATATTATTCTTCTTCAGAATGTCCTCAATATCATCCTTGCTCATCATGCGGATAGGCTTACCGTTCTTCCGCATCTGCTTCACTGCCCACTCACACATCTTCTTATTGAAGTGCCAGCCGTTATGTCTCAGGTAAGCCTTCATTTCCTCTGGCTGATAATCGTAGGCATTCAAAGATTGTCTGTATTTTCTTTCCATAATCTCAATCAATTTAAGAAAGGGGTATGCCCACTTTTGAGCACACCCCAAACTAGTTAATAATCTTCTCCGTAATCACTTCTGTAATCACGTCCACGGTCTTCACGTTGGCGCATGTCGTCGTACTCTTCATGCTCTCGCATACCGCTTCTACCTCCACGACCTCTGTAATCGGGCATGCGGTTGCGCTCGCCGTATCGGTCACGTCTGCCTTCACGCTTCATTTCATCAAGGCAGCTCATAGCCTTGCCAAAGTAGCGCAAGCCCTTCTCTACGTTATCATACAAGCCATCAAACTTGTCTTCTGTAATCTCAACCATTATCATAATCATAAGATTTTAAAGTGAATAGATAGGGTAGGAGATTACTTGCTTGCAACCTGTTCGAGCAATCCCATCATCTTGTCGAGCTTGCCCTCCATGCCGGAAACCTTACCTTCCAGCTTGGAAATCTTCTCAGCCTGTTCCTTCTCCTTGGCTATCTGGGGGTTGAGCTGCAGTAGCATTCCCTCACAAGATTTAACGACTCTCTCATGGTAATCTACGCTCTCCAGTATCGCCTTGGATTGTCTCAGCATCGCATCGACCTCGGCACTCATGGCTTCCTTGTTGTCGCTCACCACAAGGTTCTTGTCGTTGGCTATCTGTCCGTTGGCAGGTAGTTGCTTGAAATCCACCTCCTCATCATTGATCTTCACCTTCACATCAACCACAGTTTCCATAGGCTGAGGCGTGAAGCCATTGTTAAAGGTTGGGTATTTTGTCTGAGGGTTGCTGACCGAAACAACCTGACCAATCTGCAAGTTCGGGTTTTCGCCCTTATCTAGGACATAGAATAAAGAATTTGTTCTTAAACCTTGAAACATAATGTAATCTCCTATTATCTATTCTGTTTGTTAAACAATACCCGTCATTAGCTGAAGGGTGTTAGTGTCTCTCTCAAACCAGAGCTGAACCACTCCAGTTCCCGGCACGTCTGCAACCGTCAAAGCATCACCATTGAATTTGGTTACGGCTTGGGTTGCGCCGTTGGTCTCGAAAAGGATAGGCAGCGTACCAGTCGTTCCAGTCGGAATAGCCTGACGCAGATTCACGAAAATCGTACCTCTGTAGTTGGCATTCACGAAGGCGTGGTTTTTAAAGGTGAACACCACATCGGCAGTATTCACCTTCACGCCAGTAGAAGCGATAGCCGCCGAACCGTTACGATTCACCCATGTATAAGGTCTTAACCATAACATAGCAGCCTCCTTTCTTTAACCCCAGAATCCGTTGTTAGCAGCATTCAGTCCGTACAAACCAGCCTGATAAGCCACGCAGTTAGGAACCGCAGTGAATGGGCTGTAAGGGGTGGTTACTGTCTCAGGCAGCTTGCACTTGATGCCTGCCACCTCGCTCTGAAGACCAGCCAGTACCGCATTGATAGGTGCTACTGCCTGACTTACAATCTGAGAAGTCATTGCAGAAGACTTGAAGGTGCTGTTCTCCTCACGAAGTGCATCAATCTTGTTCTGCATTTCCCTGAACTCAGCTTGCTTTTGTCCATCAACGATGGTCTGAGTACTCTCCTTGATAGCGTTATGCAAATCGCAAGTCTGGCGCTGGGTTTCGTAAGCTACGTTAGAGAAGCCACGCTCCTGACCATTAGCTACATTGTTGATGGCATTCTGCAAGGTTCCAGTCTGCTGGCAGATAGCCAAGCGGTTCTCGCAGCAGCAGTTTGCAATCTGCTGAGCAATCTGCATGTTACCCTGCTGTAAAGCGTTGATAGTCTGCATACCGCTCATACCTACTTGATTGCCCACACTCTGGACCTGAGAAGTCAAGGCAGAAATGGCATTCTGAATCTGTCCCTCGGTACAGTTGAGCTGAGTAGCCAAGTTGCTGAGCGCATTACGGTTGCCACCGATGGCATCCATCAAGAGGGCACGACCATTGTCGTTGTTAATCTCGTTAGCAAGACCGCCACGACCGTTATTGCCGAAGCCGCCCCAGCCATTGCCGCCCCAACCCATAAGGAAGAAGAGGAAGATAACCCACATGAACCAACCACCTTCACCGCCGAAGCCATTGTTACCCTTCATGGCGAGAAGCACATTTGGATCTACACCCTGCTTCTGGAGCAGAGGAGCAAGAAGCCCAAGCATTCCGTTTGAACCTCCGTTTTGGTTTTCACCAAAGATGTATGTCTTAGATTCTGACATAATAAATGATAGATTAATCGTTTCGTCCACTATTGAACTTGGTGCAAAGTTACGAAGAACCAAGAGCCCTGCCTAACTATGCTCAAAATTAATTTTAGGCAAGTTAAGCCACTGTTCCTCAGCATTTTATGCTGAGTCACTTCCTGCTCATTTATTTAGCGAAAGTCTAAACTGTAAAGAAAACCACCAGTAACCAATACAACCTATCAATATTTTCGTTACCTTTGCAGGAAAATAACGCATTAAAAATTTATAAATTATGGCATATACAAGAAACCGAAAATTAGAAAATGTAGTCTTGCTAGGGTTCTTAATAATTGCTCTATTCTCGTTTTGTTCATTCAATCAGAGCGAAGGTGTTTATATTTGCACCGGTCCAACTGCATACGCATATCATAAAACAACAAATTGTAAAGGTTTGCGTAGATGTAAAGGAGATATAAAGAAAATTTCATTAGGACAAGCTAAAGCAGAAAATCGTAAGGCTTGTAAGTTGTGCTATAAAAAGAGATAATATGAAAATCAAGAACTTATTTGGTAGATTTACATCTTTAAAAGTATTAATGTTAATTGTTGCAATAGGTGTATGGGTAAATGTTTTGCAGAATTTTGGAATAATACCATCAGCCGGGAAACAAGTTTATATTGTCGGAGGACATTCTGAAATATCTGGTGATGTTAATGTAACAGCAGACGACCCCCTTCCTGTTGAAGTAGATAACGAAGTAGATGTTAATATCGAAGACGTTATAGGACATCAAGTTGGATGCCATCAATCTTATGTAAAAGATGGTAATCAATATTGGGCAATAGACACATATAAATCAAATTGGTAAACAACTAAGAAGGAGTGAGCCTTGCGCCCACTCCTTTCTTTATTTATTCCAGTCTATCCAAATCATCAACCGCATCCATCATGATTCTGGCAATATTTTGATTAGCGAAGTTGATGCTCTCGGTATCGCTAGCCTTATCCCTCATCTTCTTCCAGCGCTTCATCTGTTTCTCTGCCAGCTCGATTACTCTCACTTTGGCAGCTTCCTTGGAGTTTTGGAAGTGGTAATATTCCCCAATATTCGTGATTCTCTTATCAATCGGAACGTTCTTCGATTTCAGGCGGTCCACGTTTGCAATAGTCTTCTCCATTTCGTCCTTGTAGTTATACCACTTGCTCTTTGTTCGCTGCAAGCTGCTTTGCTCGCTTGGCGTATAAAGAAGAGAGCGAAGGAAAGGAATATCCTTGGTTTCCGTGTCGCTTCCGTGCTTGATAACACCGATAGCTCGCTCAGTAAAGGTAGCAGCACCACCGCCAAGACCACCGATGTAATGATTCAGCATACTAGGGTTCGTTACCATATCCAGGAAACTATTACCCAGCATATCTTCATTACCCTTGGCTACATCGTTGGTCTGTGCATTCACCCATTTATTCACAGCCATATATCCGTCAGGCACACCCTTGTAGGCTTCTCTGCCAAGCAGGGGAATTTTCATTCCAATCACCACGTCTTTCAATCGGCGCACCCTTCCAGTCGGTATTTAGCTCCCATTCCACGAATGGAGATAGGGCAGAAGGAGAGATAGCCTTGATGGTCTCGTTAATCGGTTCTTTGCCTGCCGAAGAGTTACCGAGATAGTCCATCACAGGCACAAGCTGCGACATACAGCCTACGGCATCAAAGTATGGATTCTTCTGTCCGCTTACGTTTGGCGAGAAGGTCAAGCCAGCAGCCAAGTCACCCAAGCCATAGAACGCTCTCAACTCGATAGCAAGCGGAATCGTGATAAACTGACCGCCTCCCTTGTAGATACAGAGATTGTTCCTTCTCACGTAGTCAGGCAGCTCACCGTATGGGTCCTTCACGCCCTTTCTGTCCTTCTCGTCCTCACTCGCAATCAGCACATTGTTTCCAAGTGCAGCCAGCGCACCGAGTGCAAAAGGAATGGCAAGCATGTTGATAGAAGTTCCTACAGGATGATTCTTCAAGTTCTTTGCAAGAAGGTTCGTACTCTGAATACCAGCGTTGAAGAACATGGAGCAATGTCTGAGATAGCCGGAAGTAAATCCGTATGCCCATCTTCTTGCAGCCTTGGAGCCAGTCATTTCACCATTCTTGAAACTCTTGATAGCATCCCCGCTACCATGACGGTTGAAGTTGGTAGATACTTCCTTGGCATCATAGACAGAGCGGATAACGGAACGTCCATAATCACGACTCGTACAGTAAGTAGTGAATCGGGCGATATTCTCTGCCACCTCATTCACGTTCTCCAAGTTACCGAAGAAGAAGTCACGTACCAGTTCGCCACCCTTGTTTAGCTTGCTTCTTTCGCCCTTCACGTCTTTCTTGTATTCCTTGGTCCAGTCCTTCATGTTCTTGATCTGAACCCAACCAGTCTCACCGCCGTTCTCCATGAACTCCTTGAAATATCTCTGAACCTTATCAGAAGTATCAAGTGTGCCGTTACGATACTTGGCGAACAATCCCAAACCGGTAGAACCGCTGAAATCCTTCAAGCTGATATTCGATGCACCCTTATACAGACCCAGCTGTGCGTAGTACTTAGCCCAGAGCGCCCCGTATCTTGCACCTTCCTTCGATGTAACGTTGCTCGAAGCAAATTCAGCATCACGGAAGGCGTTTCTCATCACGAACTCAGGATTGTATGAAGTACAGAGCTGTGCCATCATTCTAGAAATAGTGCTCAAAGGTTTCATGAATCCCTTGGCGCTAGAGTTCTCCAGCAACCCATTCAATGCCTGCGCTGCTCTAGGATTTCCGTTGATAATAAAGGAATGGGTCTTGCCGGCAATCTTCACGTCCACGATATGCTGCGATTTATTTTCAGCTCTTTGGAACTTATAGCCGATACTGCCCCTGCGGTAAACCTTCGATGCCAAGCCCTGTGCAGCCTTTGCCTTCATGTCCGTATTGAAGTCTGCAACTATCTGGTTGATTTCGTCTGGTGTAGCATCCTCAGGAATATCAGGATAGCGCTCATAAACAATACCGGTCATAGGGTCCTTCTCGTACCAGACGCTCGTTTCGGTAATCAGATTATTGCCCGAATTATTTCGCGCGAATCTTGCGAAAGCCTGACGGATAGCGTTCATACCACCGTTCTTGATGGCTCTGTTGCCCATCGCACCAATCTGCGCCAGTACATTTGTTTCACTCAGATACTTGTGTCCTCTCGCTCTCATGATCGTGCTTCCGATATAGCTCTTCGGGTCTCCCTGCTCAGTAATGTAGCCATAAGTATCTTCTGCAGTAGCCTCATCATACTTTCTCAAAGGCACATACCAGTTGAACATATCAGACACATGACCGTAAAGCTCTCTGCTGATAAGACCATTCTTATAGTCAGTATCAATAGAATACTGGGTGGCAGTCTTCACCTTATCCCAATAGTCCTTAACAGACCCCTTCTTGATACTCTCCATCTTTGCTTCTGAATCCATCACGCTCTGAATAGCCTCAGCATCATCGTAAGGATCAGAAGATTTAGCCACTTCCTGTATAGCGTGAATACCCGAATAGTCATGTTCGCCAGCATCAAACTTATTGTCACTATCCACGTAGGTACGGATGAAATCGTCCATGCGCTCATAATAAGTCTTCAAGTCGATGTCTCCACGCTCCAATTTCTCGTCAAGGGTAGCTTTCTCGTTGTTCCAATCGAACTCCACAGTATCAGCTAGCTTCTTAGTCTTCTCGTTCATGCGCATATACTTCAAGGCATCACGCACATACAAGATACGGTTTCGCTCCAAGCCATGCTTGGTAATCATGTAGAGATTGAAGTTCCTGATCTTCTCATCATCCTTCTTGCCGTCAAAAGCATCCAGCACGTCAGCCATCGCCTTATCTAGAGGCTTCATTACGTTGCGCTCAAACATCTGAGCCGCATCGCTCATCGCACCCTGCATGGTGTTCTGCAGCATATAAGGATTCTCCGAAGAGGCTATATCCTCAATTTTCTTGTCAGGCACAATCGCATTCATCAGCTTCTTCAACGAAAGCATATTATCCATATAGCTCTCGGTAAACATATAGCCGTGCTCATCCAGCGAACGGTGGTATCTGTCAAGTGCCGTGCCGGCAGATGGGGTAGTACGGAAGTGAATCTGTCCGTCCGTAGCCTCGTTCCATTCGCTCTTGGTCATGCTCTCCATACTGCGGACCTTACCGTCATTTCCGTAGAACATACCGTCATGCGCCACGACAGCAGGCACACGATCATGTTCGAGACGGTATTTCACCGCCTCGGCTCTCAGTTTCCAATAAGGGTCATTCGGATTTTTCTGCAAGTTCTTGCTCAACCAGAGCAAGTACTTCACATCTTTAGTATTAGGAGCAACACGATAACCGATTTCATGAAGGAAATCAGATACCTTATTTTTGATACTATTCCAGAAGCCCGGTTCCCCCTTGCCATCCTCGGCGAGTCGGGCGATACCTTCCTCAATGGCATCATAGATATTCAGAGGATTGTATCTTCTCTCCTCATCCACCAGCTTCTTCAATTCGGCATTCTCAGGCTTATCCAAGTCGTACCATACATCACGAAGGAACTGGTTGAATCGGTCTTCACCGAACAACTCTCTCATTCCCTTGTGACCTACTACCTCATGCCAGATGGTCTTCTCGGCAGTATATCTATCGTGGATATTAGGCATATAAAGATGTACCTCGCCAGTCTTCTCGTCATACCAGCCAGTAATCTTTCTGCCTTCCTCAACAGCAGTCTTAGCCGCCTTGTTGGTGATTTCATCAACCGATGAAACCATGTTCACCTTTGCACCAGTCTTCTGAGCTATTCTTTCGATGTGGTTGTTGACTGCTGAGGATGGGCTATCAGATAGTTCTTCACCCATACGTTCATCACTTGGTCTTCCGTGGCGTGACCGAAGTGAAGATACCTCGCCAGGTCGTACTGAGCCTCCACGTCCTTCTTGATTAGAAGTAGAGTCCCAATAATGCCCGTTTCGTCCATCCCAACCTGCTTCAAGAGCTGAATCAATATCTCTTGGATTTCTGATAGTTTCTTTGTTGATTCCATTTTTAATATAATTAATTAATTCTTCATTCCCATCAATAGGGATTTTCTGATAAACGTTATAATCATTGTATTTATTGTATTTGAATACATAAAAATTATCAGCAGTGTACTCATAATTGACTTTTCCCCGCTTATAGTTTTTGTGTGAAGAGTCTATAGTATGAGCCAACACCGCATATTCATCCTTTGGCAATTCTATCTCCTGAGGGTCTTCCTCACGGAAGTGGGTGCCTTCATCCTCAGAAGTATTGCGCTCCTCCTGTACCTTCACACCCATCTTAGACAGGCGGTCAAGTACTGGCTTCAACTGCTCTGGTTTGAACTCAGCAAGCATATTGTTGCCTCTGGTTTCGAAGTTATTGCCATTAACCAGTTTCAGCAAATCTTCATCCATGAAGTACTTGCCACCCTTCGCCTTGCTCTTCGGTACACGAAGCTCGTAGAAGTTGCCACGATAGTTATCTATGCGCTTCACCTTTACTTCACCATCCGATGAAGTAACCTCGTCAATACCACCATGCCATGATGAAAGCTCAAACTTATCTGCTACGCTGTTGATAGGTGCATCCGTAGTTAAGCCCTTAGGGTCGAATCGGTCTGGCATCAAGATACCAGTCTTCACCTCGCCAGTATCTGTAGTATATTTCACCAGCTGACCGCCCAAGCCCTGATCCTTGCTGTCAACCAAAGCCTGCATCAGGTTACCGGTTACGATATAACCATTCTTGCGGCTCTCATTGCTAGTCAGTCTATCCCAGTTATCAAAGTTTTGGTTCAATACTCTGAGATGGCTGTCTCCCATACCGATTGCCTGCTTAGTCATGTTGTCGATGGCGCCGATAATGTCTGCCTTGTTTTCACCAGAACCCACCTTGCCTGCGATAGGGAAGGTAATCTTTCTTCTGCCATCCAAGGTTGCGAAGGAAACAGAAGAGGCGTTAGGCGAGAAGTTATCAGTAATCTTGATGTCAATCAGTCTACCGTAGCTGTTGCCAAATCCGCTCAACTCGTTAGGATTGTTCATGTCCGTAGGCAGAACGAAAGTCTGGTTGGTGTCGAAGGTGTCAAGAACACGGTCAAACATTTCTGCCTTCTCCTTCAAGTTCTTCACTACATCATCCAGCTTATCCTTCTCCTGCTTGTAGATAGTCTCGTACTGATATTCAGCATTCTTTTCTATCTGCTCATCGGTCATGCCCGATTTCTTTTGACCCTTCTTTCCATCCTTGATATACTTCTCTCTTGCCTTGGTTGCAGCCTTCACCGCACGCTCCTCATACCTCTGAGTCTCGTCCGCAATCTTCTGGTCGAAGTATTCCTTCACGGCAGTCTTCTTCTCGGTCTTGTATTCATCCCAAGTCTTGCCGCCAGTCAGTCCTTTCTGTGAAACCTTCACCTCAGATGCCTTCATCGGTTTCTTCAAGATAGCCATGTTCACCTTTTCTATATAGGTGTTGTCGGCAAAGGCGTTATCACCGCCCGGCTCAGCGCCCTGCTTCCATACTTCCTTGTGGATAGTCTTAGCCTTCAGTGGCAGCTCGGTAATCTCCAAATCGTTCTCGCCCATTTCGTTGAGTCGCTGAATCTCGTTGGCGTAAAGCTCGCCAATCTCCTGCAACATCTTCTCCTGCTCGTTTACTCTCAGCAATGCCATACGTCCAAGCAACTTGCTTGCGTCACCGCCAGCTTCACCATCACCGACACCTCCACCACTGACAACAAGGTTTTGTGGGTTGATTCTACTCAAATCATCACCGTAAGTCTTTTCCCATCCGAATGGATCAGCCATGCGTGCATAAAGGTCAAGATGCTCTGCCATGTATTCCTTAACCACCTTATCACCATATTTATTGGTAATATCGGCAACTTCCATTTCGTTGAACTTGCTTTTCTGAGAAGAAGTAGTGTTGGCATCAAGTGACTTCAACTTAGCCTTGAACATCATCAGCAGTCGCTGCTCGGCAGGGATAAGAGAAACTACATATTCGTATGCGCCTCTTGCCACCTGACCGGTACGGTCGATACGTCCACGCATCTGAACCTCGTCATTTACGTCAAGCTGCTGCTGTGCCACGATCATCACACGCTTCTTCTGGTCCTTATACTTGCTCGAAGCATGAAGGGAAATGCCGGTTGCTGCACTCTTGTTGAGAATAAGCGCATCAATCTTACCATCGTTAAAGTCGCGCGCGAGTTTCTTCTTGTCTGTATCAGCACGCTTCACCTTGGTAACAGTTCCGTTGTCGTTATAAACAAACTCGGTCTGTCTGCCGGTCAGCTCACCAACCTTATAGCCAGCCTTCTGCAACTCGTTCTTGATAACATCAATAGGGGAGAGTGAAAGACCGGTACTTGTCTGTTCAATCTTCCTTTCCAGTTCGTGATAAGCCTCAACAGCCTCATTGCCCAAGTCTTCAAGCTTGATGTAACCGCTTTCGCTGTTATCCTTTGCGTCCTTCTGAGTATAGCGAAGTGTACCCTCCAGACCCTTCCTTAAAGATGTTCCCAAGTCTGGTGCGTCCATTTCCTCGCCAAGCGCAAGATTGCCAGTCTGCGATTCATTAGTATTGTTCAACGCAATCACAGGCTTCATACCCTGCTTCAAATAGTCGATGGCACGTTCTGCAGCAGACTTCGCTTTCAACGAGAGAAGTACTTGCTGAACGGTATTGAATGCCTTGCTGGCAAATGGCTGATTCTTGATACCCAGTGCAGCCGTACCCTTCTTGATACCCATGGTAGACTGAATGGCAGCCAGCTCATCATTACGCTCATCAACGTAACTTGAAACATATTTCTTTTGGAAATTGATAATATCATTAAACAATCCGATGATACTATCATACTGTTCTCGCTGTTCCTGCACTCGCTCAGGATCATCAATAGCCTTCCAGTCGATGGTTACGCCAGTCATATCTCGCTCACGGCGAATCATCTGACCGCATTGCGTCAAGGTCTGGCTCATAATCTCCTGCAGGGTTGCACCACCACGCTTCACCGCATCAATCAAATCGGATGATTTCATACCGCCCTCATTCATGGCAGTACGCAAAGCGTAGATAGGCATGTTGTCTGGTCTCTTGGCAAAGGTAGCCGAGAAGAAGGTAACATTCTTTGCCTTCTGAATAATGTGTTGGAAATAGTTGCCCTGACCGCTATTGCCACCAGCCGTGTGGCTTTCGTCAAGGATAAGATAGGCGTTACCCATCAGTTTTTCAATAGCATCACGTCTTCTTTGTCCGCTCAGGGCAGCAGCGCCGAATGTCTTACCCTTGGCAAGCTTTTTCTCTTTTCGGGCGCCATTCTCGTCAAACTCGTAGACTCCGTTGCTTACTTGACTATAAGTAGTCAGCACGTAGTCGTATTCGTCTGGCAGTTTGCCGTTCTTTTCGATGTAATCAAGCACACGCTTTACCTCGCTCTTCGATGGCAAAGCAAATACAACTTTTCCGTCTGAGTCGGTAATGGCAGCTTCCTTGGCACTACCGAACACAAATGGTCTTAGGTCTGGGCTTCCAATATCCACCAAGTCACGGTAAACATCGCTCAGCAATCCTGCTGTCTTGGTGAAATATACAGGAACCTGCCCCTGCTTCTTGGCGTATCTGATAAGTGAAGCAGCCTGTCTTCCCTTACCGATACCAGTCATATCGCCGATGATGAATGCGTTGCCCTTCTTTGCCTGCTGCAAGGCAAGAGCAACAGAGTCAACTTGCTCTGCTGCAAGATGAGAATACAAATCATCCTTATCATTATAGCCCAGTTCATCAACAAGGAACTGGTCGGCATCGCCCAACTTTTCAAGATTCTTGTTTACTGCCTCCTGCTGGTCGGCAGGCATAACTGCTTTCAGAGTGAATGGATTTCCACTCTTAGGAGTATAGGTAACTTTCTCTGTACTTAGTCCACGTACGGATTTGTCCACCCGCTGTAATTGTCCCCGTGGTCCGCTTCCGCTCCCGGTGCTGGCAGATTCATCAGTACTTGGCTGAGCGTCATTCCGTCCAGCTCCTCCTGATCCATTTCCTCGCTGCTCATTGGTTCCAGTGGTTGGTTCTTTGCTTGGAGAAGGCTCTGTCCCTGTTCCGTCTGTTCTACTATCTCCATCAGGAAATCCTCCATCTTGTCTTGGTTCGGTTCCTCGTTGATTTTCCAAGTCATCATGGGTTCCTGATACGGAAGTGGAGTCAAATAGGTCAGGCTCTCGCTCACCATCTGGTTTGCTTCCTCCTCGTTCTCCTGCTCGTACTCTCTCTTTAGGAGTTCCAGTAACGCCTTGTTTATCAAGTTCTGGTTGAGTACTTCTTGTTTCTCCTCCGATGGAAGAATCCATCCGTTCACCTCGTAGTATATCATCTTCAATTCGTTTATAAAGTTCGTCATAATCTTTCACGGCTTCCGCTCTAGCCTTATCCTTTACTGGTGGAAAGGCATTCTCGTTCAAGCGTCTTCCGTTTATCAATATCATACGTGTAGGGTAGCTGGTTCCCTGTTTTGCATAGAGACCACCATCCACATTAATCACGTCCTCCACATTATAGTGGCTATAGAGATAACCAAGAAAAGCCTTGTCTTTTGGTTTCAGGCTTCCGTTCTTGGCATATTCCGTGTTGCCACCGATAATGATAGCAGAACGACCATCACCCTTCATGCTGTCTAAGGCATTGATAGCCATCTGTCCTTCCAGAGAAGAAATCTTGTAGCCATCATAGTCTCTTGGTGTAGCACTACCGAATGGTGGATTGGTAATCACAATATCAACTGGCTTTACCTTGAAAGACTGTGTTCCGTCCTGACTGGTCACATTCTTGAAGCCCTGTCTTCTCAGGTTCGCCAATCGCTGGGCATCAATATCGTTCACATGTATCTTATCCATTGGCAGACCGATGGTAAGCATACCGTTACCGGCACTTGGTTCAAGGGCGCTGTCAATCACCTTACCTTTGCCCTTCACATACATGTCTGCAAGGAAGGCGTAAGGGGCAGGCGTAGAGTACTGCTGCTTCATCACTCGCTCAGAATCACGCTGATTGAGGCTAGGCTGGTTCTCATAGAGCGTCTTGATGCGTTTGAATTTCTCGGCATTATTGGTTGATTCAGAAGAAGCGATACCTCTTGCTCGCTTAACAATAGCAGTTTCTGCAAGCTCCTGAAGGTCTGTGTCCTTAATATCCTTCAAACCAACTCTCTCAGCTATCTTTCTCAGCTCAACAATACCGTTAAACTTATGTTTGAAGCCCAACTTTATGTTCACGGTATCAATAAACTTCTTCTCTGCCATCTTTCTTTCCTCGGCACTCTTGGAGTCGCCCACAAGATTCTCCTGATGCTTAGGTGAAGTCTTCTCGTAGTAGTCAGCCCACTCCTTCAAGCTCATGCGCTGCTCACCATCACGATAGCGGATATTCATCATCTGCTCATAGATAGCATCCACATCTTCTTTCTTGAAAATCTTGGCAGCAGGAGCAAACTCCTTGCGCATTTCCTTCACCACGTCTTCAAGATTGTGCATACCTCTCTTGATTCTCAGATAAGCATTCTCTGCCATGGCACTCACCAGCTTAGGCAATACTTCCAACTGTCTAGAGTTAAGACCAACAAACGAAGCAGACATTTCATCCTTGCCGGCATTCTTGAGCATATCCCAAAGGTCATTGACCTTCTTGTTGGAAGCAGCCACTGCTGCATCGTCAGCTTTCTGCTGAGGCTTCTTTGGCAGTTCTGCTTTACCTTTCTTCTCCTTCTCGAACCCTTCTGCAGCATTCTTGAAAGCTTCCATTGGGTCAGCGGATGGTTCAGCTTTAGGAGTCTCAACCTTTGGCTCAGCCTTCAATCCCTTGCGTTTAGCATAGATGCTTTCGTAGATAGCACGATGCAAATCGTCTGTCACTTCTCCGTTCAGATAGTCAAGCGCCATATCCTTGGATAAATCGTCCACGTCAGCCTTCATAATCTCCTCCTCAGTCAGAGGATGCTCCTTCTTAAACTCAGCGGCAGCTGCCTCAATCGGGTTAAATGTAGGGTCGGGCTTCTCTTCCTTTGGAAGGAGTGGGAGAGGACCTTCTTCATTCTTGCTGTCAATATACTCAGTAACCTCATTCAGATCGCCAAACTTCTTGCCATCATACTCATAGTAAGACCCAGTGTACTCGCCCTTCTTGTTAGGCTCATCAACCTTCATCACTTCCTTGTCGCCATCAATCACAATCTTTTGCTTCATGATAGGACCGTACTTTGATGGAGTTTCGGTTTCCTCGTCAGTAACCTTAATACGACTTTCAAGTTCTTTGTTTACTAAGTCGTCTGGTTCTTCTACTCTTGGTCGTTCTGGTTCTGTTCCTGCTTCTGCTGGTTCATTTCCTCCTGATGCTTCCTGTTGAGGTTTTTCAACGCCTGAAACATCATTGCCTCCTTCATTTTCTGAACGTCCTGTTCCATAATCTTGCCATTTTTTAAAGTCCATAAATTCTTTTATCAACTCTGCTTTGGTAGGTGCTTCACCGAATACATCGCCCTCGCCAGTATTTCTTGCTGCTGCGATACGGTTGTACTCATCAAGCAAATCCCTGAAATCAGATACCTTACCTTCCAGCGCCAAAGCCATCATCTGAGAGATAGAAGAGTAACGCTTAGCTGCATCCTCACCAAACATGTCTGATGTTCTCAGCAACGTATCAACCTTATTGCCGCCCTGTCTTGCCTCATAGAGCAATTGGATAGCCTGATCAATCTCATCACGAAGAGAGAACTCGCCCAGCTTCATATTGTCCATCACCGAGCGGATAGCGTTGATAGCCTTGTTCTTCACCGTAGAGTCGATGCCCAGCATTCTGATAGTCTCAGGCTTGAAGATTGAACCCAAAAGAAGGTTCTTCACATACTCCCTGCCTTGTGCAGAAAGGCGCTCAGGGCTATCCATCATCTGTGCCACCTCGTTCTGTCCGATGATACCTTTATCTACTAACGTCTTCACCAAGTCATTTATTGCCTTGGAATTGTTAAAGAATGCATCAAGAGAACCATTTCCCTCAATCTCGGCAACAATCGCGCCTACCTCGTCAGAAGTCAAGGTCTTAGCCTTGGCAACCGCCTGTTCGGTATTGCTCTGTGTCTTCTTCTCGTTTCGGTTGAACTTGGAGAAGGTAGCCGTATCGTATGGCAATCTCTCATCGGTCACCAATACCAGACGTGGATGCTCGATGCCGCTCTGCTCAATCTGTTCTCTTGTGAAGCCGAAGTTCTCGGCATTCTCTAAGAGGTCGTTGATGTATTCTGCGTCTGTGCCTTCCTTTGCCGCCTTCTGTCCTGCCATCGTTCTACCGTTGCCATCATATACGATGCCCTCGTCAGATACCACTGGCACCTGCTCGATAGCCATACCGTTATACTTTCGGGCAATCTGGTCCGTATTCTGCTGAGCCGCCTTGTCGTGTTCATAATCACGGTCATTCACGGTTCTGCCCTCAGCATCGGTAGGGAATCCCTCAGACTTCTTGTAGCCATTGTTCACATCGTGTGAAGGAGTAAGACTTTCAGCCGGCACAATCTCATAGTGTCCCTTAATCTTGGTCTCTCCGTCAGGCAGCATTCTTGTGCGCTTGTTGCCCACCAGTCTAGGCGCATTCACAAACTTCTGTGCAGCCACGCTACCAGCTTCATGTGCGCCCTCAGTCTGTTCTGTCTTACCCACGGTCTCGGCAACCTTCTTGGCGGTCATAGCCTTCTTGATATTCTGAGCGTGGTCTAACTGCTTCTTGGCAGCTTCAATAGTCTGATTCTTCAAAGCCTCCTGCTCCATGATGTCGTTAGGCTCGGCGGTATAGTCCACCTTCATTTTCTCGGCATCCTTCAAAGCCTTCTCTGCTTTCTGAATCTGTCCGTCCACTACCTTCTCGGCATTATCCCCGAAATCCTCAGTAAGAATCTCCGCACTCTGCTCAGGAGTCATTTTTTCATAGTCAGGAGTAGGTCTTCCCTTACTGTCCGTAGCCATAGGAACATCGGAACCATCGGCAAACTTTCTGCTAGGTTGAGGCTGCTCTTGTGGTGCTAAGTTCTCATTTGTGGTATTATCTTCGCCCGATGTGGTATCAACTTTTGTTAAAGTGGTATCATCTTTTGTTAAATCACCCTCTTTTGTGGTACTATCTTCTGATTTTGTGGTATTATCTTGTGGTGACTCCTGCTCCTGCTGAGGCTTTGCAGCATCCTGTATCGCCTGTTCCTGTGCCGCCTGATTGTAAGGCTCAGAGTTCTTCATCTGCAATCTCTGACGATATTCTGCAGCGAACTGGTCGATAGGCTGATTCTGAAACAGAGTAACCTCATCTGCCTTCACATAAACCATTTCCCTGGTATTAGGGTCGAAACAGACAAGCATATCGCCGCTACCTTCCTTAGCTCTGCCAGTAGTCTGGTCGAAGGCAACATCACCCGAACCAACAAGAAGTGTTCTTCCGTTGCTGTCTTGCACGTACAAAGCTTGCTCGCCATTCATCGCCTGACCGTTCAATGTTCCGTGATAGCTCCAATCAGAAACAAAGCTCTTCACGTTTTCCTCTATGACATCAGCAGTAGCCTGCTGCATACCCTGCACTCTAGCGTTCGCATTGATATATTGGGCAAGTGGGGTCAACTCTTCTTGGGTCAATCCATTCTGAATGAGTGCATCGTAAATCTGTGCCGGTGTCAAGCCCTGCTGGTGCAATTTCTCGAATGTCTGTTTGAAAACATCGTTGCTATCCATCGCTGCATCAAGGGCTTGCTCTGCGTTGCGAAGGTTGCGCAACTCATCAACTACCACGCCGCTATCCGGGTTGTCCGTTCCCAGACTATGCTCCTCGGCAACCGTCTTACCTTGGCTGGCAGACTGGTCTGCGTGTGGTCTCCAGCTAGGGAAAAGCTCATCTTCGAGTGCTCTCTTCACATGATAGAAGATTCTGTTCTCCTCATCGGTACGCTTCATTGGGTCCTTGCGCATGATTTTGTCAATATCAATGCTTCCTTCTTTACCAAGAAGTTCTTTGATAGAAGCCATGAAGTTGTTAGTATAACCTTTGCTTTCTGATCTGAGGTAGCCAAGCAAACCGTTCTTATCCGCATACTTCGTCCAATCAAGATAGAGCGCACTCTTCTGGTTGTGCAACTCGTCAATCAGTCGGGCATTATTCGGGTCTGTAATATCTTTATTCTCGTCATATCCGTTTTCTTTAAGGAATCTAAACGCTAGATTAGTGACAGTTCCATCATCATCTATGAACTGCATATCCTTCATCCTTGCGTAGCCCATCAGCGACATCATATCGTCATTATCGCGATAAAGTTTCTGCTTGTAAAGAATAGCTCTGCGTTCATCTGCATTCTTATAAGAGGTACGTGTAAGCAGCGTTCCGTTCTTGGTGTATTCCAGAACCTGCTTATTCTTCACATCGTTCACGCTTCGGTAGCTTCTCCCCCTTGTGGTGTTGAACAGTCCCATCGCTGCATTCACCTTCTCCTTTGTGCTCTGGGAAACGTCTGGGTCGTTCATAAAATCCGTGTAAGCGGTCTTATACTTCGGGTCTCTTGGAGCTGTCTTCGATGCACGGTCCACCTTTGTAAAGGCATCCATCAGATTCTTGCCCGATGCAGAAGAAATCAACTCGTTCTTCTCGTCAGGAGTCAGACGAATATCCACGGCGATAGGGGAGCCGTTGTCGTTTCTACCAATCACGAAATGAGGGTTATCATTATGAGTAAGATGATGCAGAATGTTGCCCATCTTCACGAAGTTGCTAGGCTCGCCAGCCTTGAAAGCACCCACCATCACCACGTCTTCCAACCAAGTACCGAAGGAAATATCCTTATCACCTGTCACGTTGTCGGCAACCATCATGGTTCCAGCCTCAACGCCGAGACCAGCAGCCGTAGCACCAAACTTCTGCGCACCATGAAGCAACCGCTCGCCAGTACTCTTTTCCATGCCGGTGATTCCGAACTTGGAAACCCAAGGAGACATCACTGCACCAGATACACCGAACATAGCACCCGTTACCGCACCATGCTCAGCACCTTTCAGACCAGCCTCACCGATAGCCTGCAGCGAAGTATCATCGCCAGTAGAAGCCTGATTCAAGGCAGCAGTCACACCCGAATATCCTGCAAGGTTCAGCGCACCTGTTGCCGTTCTGGTTCCCAATCCCGACATGATCTTCTGTGCCGTAGTCATGTTGGCCACCTTGAAAGCAATCTGCTGGGCGGTAAGCTTCTGTGCCGCCTTCATCACGCCAGCCTTCACCAGTCCGTTAGTCAGAACTCGGGTTCCTGCATTCACGGCAGCACTTGCGCCGGCACCGATTACGGCAAGCGGACCAGAATCAGCAGCCATGTTTACGGCAGTAGATGCGAATCTCGTACCGATGCCCGAACGATAGGTTTCATCCTTGTGACCGGCAACCTTCTGAATCTCCGCATCACCATCTGCAATAGCAATACCTTCCTGCAATCTCTGTCTTGTATCTCTAGACATCACAGATGGAGCCACCACCATACCGATAATAGAGTTGCTGAGGTTCTTGGCAATATAGTCAAGCGCACCATGAGGCATGATTTCCTCCTGATTACGCATCGTCAGAGCCTTCTGAGCATAGTTCATAATCTCTGGAGTAACGTATTTGTCCACGTATTCCTCCACACTCATGTTCAGTTTCTCTGCACTCTCGGCAATATGGCGCTGCATTCCCTTCTGCGAATAAATCTCGTTGATTTTGCTGCTGAGATTGTTCATCAGAACGTTCTGGCGGTTTACCTGCTCCTGAGTCTGTGCATCACGGAAAGCCTGTTCCTTTACCGACTGAGGCGCATAGATGCCGCCCTTCTCGTCAAGGTTCTGCTGATACTGCTGACGTGTCAACTCCTGCGCCTCGTTCATGGAAGAATCTACCAGTTTGAGCAGATCATTACCCAAAATGCCTTCGGTCTGTCCGTCATTTCTTACGAACTTGTTACCCTCCACCTCATACTGGGCAAGATTCCTAGCATCGTCCTCTCTCTGCTGCTTGGCTCTAGCCCTGCGAGCTTCTGGAGTAGAAAGCTGCTGCATCGTCTCGTTGAAATTCTTGGCAGTAGGGGTTATTCTGCTTCTGCTGATAGGGGTAGCCCTCTGCTGCTCCTGACGTGCAGCCTGCTCTTGTGCTCTTTGCATGCGCGCGCGCATATTGCTAGCCTGAGCCTGCTGCATTGGGTTCATCTGGTCGTTGCGCATGTGCATCAACTGCCAGTTCTTCATATAGTCTGTACCAGAAGCTGTTGCCCTACTAGGCTGCTGAGGTCTCTGAGACTGCTGCCTCTGCTGCTTATACTGAGCTGCCACCTTCTGTGCCCTCTGCGAAGTAGTCATTGGATTCTGCTGCGCTACCGGCTTCTGCTGAGGCTTCGGATTTACAGCATGGAGTCCAAGCCGCTGCGCAAACTCCTCATAGGAATTACTGGAAACAGCACCATCAGCATGAAGCGCATCATAGAGCTGCTTTCTGTTATGATAGCCCTGCTTGCCCGGCGCATATACGAACTGTCTGAAATGTTCTCTAGTTCCCGATACTGCGCCATCAGCTTTCAAGGCGTTATAAAGTTGGTCAAATTTATCTCCAGCCATATTTTATATATTAATGTTTATAATCCAAGTTTCTTTGTATTCTTATATCCGTTCTTCGACTTGCCGGCAGGCTTCGGTCTGTTTCTCGCATTCCTAGCCGCATTCTGCGAAGCTGCTGCCTGACTGGTAACAGATGCACCCTTTCTTCTCATGGTGGTCGTTACCTCTGCGCCAGTCTTCGGATTGATAGTCTTTGTACTGGTAGAAGTAGAAGTCTCGCCCTGCGGAAGCTTGCCGTATTCACGATAGTACTCCTGTTCCCACATGGTCTTGTTAGGCTGATAGCGCATCTTGCCGTTCTTATCCTCAAACCAGTACTTGGCACCCGAGCCGCTACCGCTCCTACCTGATCGTCCACCGCCGCCACGCCCCTTATGGGTTGCGTTGTACTGCTGAATAGCCAATCGCTGCCTAGCCAGCTCATCCTTCACCTTATCACGCCCCTTCTTATACTCGAAGTCACGATTATCCTTATCCTTCTTATACTGGTCAGTTGCAGCATCCTTGCCCTGGCGGTAGTCGAACTTATCCCTGGCAAGCTGATTATTCTGGTTCCTCATGCCAAGAAGCAGTTCCCTGTAAGCGTTCTGTGCATTGGCAGCACGTTCCTTCAAGCTGAGATTAGCCTGCTTGTAAGCCGCATCTGCATCAAGTGCAGCTTCCTTCTGCCTCTGAGCCTTGCGGTTCTGATAGCCCTGTTCCATCATGGCAGTAGGGTCATTGAACTGCTGCAGAGGAGCGCCCTTGGAAGTATTCACGATATTTCCCATGTGTCGGATGGCATCGGCTAGGGTAGTCATCATTCCCATGTTACGGGTTCTACGCCTGTCATACTCATCAGGGGTTTCCCCTTCTCTCATTCCCGGTCTCTTCTTTGGTATGAGACTGCCAAGCCACCCGAAGAAACCACCGTCCTTCTTGGATGGGTCAGACTGGAATGCCGGCGCTTCCTGCTTCTGTGCTGCTGCCGTTCCTGAAAGGGCAGAAGAAAGGGAATCATAGTTTGGTGTTCCGTCTGCATTCCAACCGGTAGGCTGCTGAGGCATATTCGTGAAGTCCGTAACCGGTGCTTCCCCAGTCTGTACTGGCTGAACAGGCTGCGCTGGCTGAGGCTGAACCGCTGGTGCTTCATACTTTCCTACAGCGCCGCCATTCGGCTGAAAGAAATTCATACTCGCTGGCTGAGGGGCAACGGCAGGAATCTGCCCATTAGGAGCGCCCTGCATCCCCTGGTTCATCACCTGATCATAATCAGGATGCTTCGCCCTCATCATGTCCTGAACAGCCTGAGGATACCCACTAATCGTAATGGGCACCTTCTTAGGCTGCTGTGTATTCTGATTGTTTACTCCTGCCATAGCTTACTTTTTCATATTTTTGATTTCCTCATCAGTAAATACTTGGCACATACCACGAAGACATATAATAGGCATTTCATCACCAAACATATTTGTATAGGTAAATCCATCCTTTTCACTATAGTGTAACTCCGTACCGTTCTTCGTGCAGCGCTCGATGATTTCAGCTTCGTCTTTTGATATTGCTATATTCTTACAGCATTGCGCAATAATAGCAGAATGGTCTCCACCTTCCTCTGCTTTGTCATAGCCAATAAAAACCGTACGACCATCCTCCAGAGCATTGCGTACACGCTCCAGAATTTCATCCTTCTCAATCTGCTCAGGGTTGTCCTCTGTAGGATGAGTATCTTTGGCAGAAGAACAATCTTTCTGGTTCGTTACTGCGCCAACAGAATCGTCTCTAAAAAGAGAAAGTTTCTTCTCCTCTTCTTCGCTAAAATTAGGCAGCTGAGGGTTGAATCTATAACCTTTCGCCCAAAGACGATATTGCTCGTAATCTTTTGGGGAGACTGGTCTGTCATCAACAATATCCTTTGCCATCTTCTGAATCATCTTCTCTGCCGCAATACCATATTCACAATATTCTTTAGAACCTTTACGAACCATTTCAACCAGCTTGGTCTTCTCTGCAACCTTCTCCCTCAACTCCTCGTTCTCTTTCATGTACTTCTGGCATACCTCGGTCAGATTCTTCTCACGAATCTTTGAAAGGCGAAGCTCCTCTGCAACGTCAGACAAAACAGCGTCCTTTTCTTCCAACTTATCCTTCAACTTCTCGCATTCCTTCTCGCGAAGATTAAGATTAATCTTGGCGCTATCACGTATCTTACTAATATGATCTACCAAGGCTTTCTTTGCCTTCAACTCCTTGCCCAAGTCGGCAATCACTTCGTTCTTGTCATGGATGATGCCGTTCAACTTGGAAATCTCCTTGCCAAGACGCTTAATTTGTTTTAGGTTGTATTTCTCGTTATTCTCTTTGCACTCATATAAAACCGCAACCTGGTCCTTCAGGCGCTCGTTCTCCTCGGTAAGCTCTTCAATCTTCTTCGCCTGCTCATCTAGCAACGCATCGTTGAACTGGGAGGCTGATTCTTTAAGGGCAGGATTGCCTTCCTCTGGCTGTTCTTCACCAGGACCAGGAGCCTTGGTGTTCTTCTCACACTCCATCTTCAAGCGAGCCTTGCGCTCGTCAAAACGCCAGGAAAACATACATATTTTATAACCGGCACAATAAACTGTCTGCATAGCTTCACAAATTTCTGGGTTCTCGTATTCAGTAAAGGCTTCACTAACAGTACCTGAACCAAGCTTGTCAGTTTTTAAAAGATCAAAACCTTCACTCTCCAATATCTTCTTCGCTTCTTCTAATGTCATAATCTATTTTGTTTTAATGTTTAACTTTTCTTGAATATTTCTTTTGAGAATTGCACTAATTCCTCAAATGTGAAGGGAATGTTATCGGCTTCATCTTCATGAGCCATATTCCATGTTCCCTTCTTTAGTTTCGGGAGGTTCTTTATAAAAGGCTTTCTGTTTGTGTAAGCACCAGCTAAACCTTTTGGTCTATGACGCCTTTCGTATTCTTTTCTACCACACAGAATAATCTTTGTTCTATTCATAATCTACAATATTTGATATTATTAACACTTCCCGAAAAATTAGGGGTGGGGAAAATCGGAAAACCGAAATCCAAAATGAGGGGGGTGGGGGGAGGAGGATTTTTATTTATGTATTTATCTACTATAATTTGCGACGGTGGTCAAAGGGGGG